GTTATTGGTTCTATGTTTCCACAAAAAGAAATGGGTGGCGGTTCAGGTTTGAAATACGCTGCTTCATCAATCATCTATCTTTCTAAACGAAAAGAAAAAGAAGGCACAGAAGTGATAGGTAATGTAATTCATTGTAAAAATTATAAATCAAGGTTAACAAAAGAAAACGCTATGATAGACGTAAGACTTACTTACAAAAAAGGACTAGACAAATACTATGGTCTTTTAGAACTTGGCGAACAAGCAGGTGTATTTAAAAAAGTATCTACAAGATATGAAATGCCTGATGGTTCTAAAGTTTTTGGTAAGTCAATCAATACAGAACCTGAAAAATATTTTACAAAAGAAACATTAGATAAGATTGATGAATATGCCAAAAGAAAATTCTCCTACGGATCAGACGAAGAATAAAAAATACGCTTTTGTACAACGAGAAGGTGATGACTTTACTAGTATAAAGTTATTACAACCACCGTACAAAGGTGTTATATTTAAATATGGTAAAGTTGGATTTGGAAAAGAAGAAAATCCAGATGGTACTAAATCTATGAAGTTTGATTACGATATAATTTTTAATCCACACGAAACGGACCTTGACAATAAAGAGTTTATAGACTATATTGGTGATATGTTAATAAAATTTTTAGATGAGAAGTTGAAAAGAGGAGATCCAATTGAGTAATTATATTTCTGTATATGATGATGTATTAAAACCAAAACAATGTCAACACTTGATTGACAAGTTTGAAGATTCAAAACAACAATGGATGAAAACAGAATTAAAAGATCATAGGTCTTTTACAGAAATCAATATTAATTCAAATGAAGATTGGCAAGAGTACGTTGATATAATATACAAAACATTAAGACCATATGTTGACAAGTATATGAAAGATAATAATATAGATAAAGTCAAACAATGGCCAGAAAAATTTGGGTTTGAACAAATCCGTTTTAAAAAATATGAAGTTAATAATGTAGATGAATTTCAGGAACACGTAGATGTTATGGACTATGCTAGTGCCAAAAGATTTCTTGTGTTCTTTTTATATTTAAAAGATAATGAAGGTGGTCATACATCCTTTCCTGAATATGATATGAAAGTACAACCAAAAACTGGCAGATTATTAATGTTTCCTCCTATGTGGAACTATAAACATATAGGACATAAACCAATTAAACAACCAAAATATATAGTAGGAAGTTATCTACATTACATTTAATTATGAATAACGAAAGAATAGAACAAACAATATTAAGAAATCTTATCTTCAATGAAGATTACACTAGAAAGGTTTTACCTTTTGTAAACGAAATTTATTTTCCTAAAAGAGAAGAAAAGATTTTATTCCAAGAGATTGATAACTTTGTACAGAAATATAAAAATTTACCTACAAAAGAAACTATATTAATTGAACTTAATAATAGAAAAGATATTAACGAAGAAGAAAATAAAATAGTAAAAGAATTATTATCTACACTTAATCCTGAAGATGTTGATAACAAATGGTTGTTAGATACAACTGAAAAATTTTGTAAAGATCGTGCTGTTCACAATGCAGTATTAGACGGTATTAAAATTTTAGATGGTAAATCTAAAGACAAAACACCAGAGGCAATACCTAGTATTCTTGCAGACGCATTAGCAGTAAGTTTTGATAATCATATAGGACACGATTATATACAAGACGCAGAATCCAGATTTAAATATTATCATACAAAAGAGAAGAAGTATCAATTTGATTTAAGTTACTTCAATAGAATTACAAAAGGTGGTGTACCAAGTAAGACATTAAACATTGCTCTTGCAGGTACAGGTGTAGGTAAGTCTTTGTTTATGTGTCATTGTGCTAGTGCTTATTTGGCACAAGGTTTAAATGTATTGTATATTACTTTAGAAATGGCAGAAGAAAGAATTGCTGAAAGAATAGACGCCAACTTATTAGACACAACAATAGATGATCTACACGCATTACCAAAAGACTTGTATGATTCTAAAATATTAAAAGTTAAAAACAAAACAAACGGTCAATTAATTATTAAAGAATATCCAACTGCGTCTGCTCATAGTGGACACTTTAGAGCATTGTTTAATGAACTAGCACTAAAGAAAAGTTTTAGACCAGATGTTGTCTTCATAGATTATCTTAACATATGTGCTAGTGCCAGATTCAAAGGTGGTAATATATCATCTTACTTTTACATAAAAGCAATTGCAGAAGAATTAAGAGGTCTTGCTGTAGAATTTGATGTACCAATTTTTAGTGCAACACAAACTACTAGAACTGGTTTCGTTAGTACAGATATTGGATTAGAAGATACGGCAGAGTCTTTTGGTTTGCCTGCAACTGCTGACTTTATGTTTGCTTTACAATCAAATGAAGAACTAGAACAACTAGGTCAAATGAAAGTTAAACAATTAAAGAATAGATATAATGATCCTGCTATGTTCAGATCATTTATTGTAGGTGTAGATAGAGCAAAAATGAAACTATATGATGTTGATAATCAAGCACAAAATATAGTAGATAAAGGAAAAGAACCTGATCTTAAAGTAGAAAATCCTTACGACAAGTTTTCAGATTTTAAAGTATGATGAGAAAGAAAACTATTTTTACAATAGATATATATGAAAAATATAATTTTTTAAATGATACAGAAATAGATAAAATAATTAATAGTATTAATCCAAAAGATTTAGGGCAGTATGATTACTTTAAAGGCAACGCTAAAACAACATATATTAATATGGGAGGCAACTCTTATATTTTAGACTATCATAAAGATATAGAAGATAAAATTATGAACGAAGTTTACATACCTAATCAAAGAATGCAAGACTCTTGGATTAATATACAAGGTGAAGATAGTACATTAAAATATCACAATCATCCTGGTTCAATTATCTCTGGCATTGTAGTTTTAAAAGCAGATGAACATAGTAGCAAGTTAGTTTTTAAAAATCCTTCAACAGAAGAAACTAAAGAAATGACACTTACAACAGGATTGATGTTAATGTGGCCGAGTTATTTAATGCACGGTTCAGGAGATAGTATTAATAAAAGTAAAGACAGAGCAGTTTTAAGTTTTAATACTTGGGGAAAAAATGAATAAAGTTGATTCAATATTAGTTGTAGGCGCTGGCACAGCAGGTTTAGTTACAGCATTAATATTAAAAACAAAATATCCACAACTTAATATTGATATTGTAAAATCAGATAAGGTAGGAATTATAGGTGTAGGTGAAGGTTCTACTGAACATTGGTCAGATTTTTTAGCATATATTGGTGAGAAGAAAGAGTCATTAATAAAACATTGTGGTGCTACTTTTAAATTTGGTATAAATTTTAAAGATTGGGGAACTCCAGATTATCTTAATACCGTATCATACGAAATGCAAGCAATTAAAAATTCAGGTGACTTTATATATTATCATAAGTTAATTAATGATGGAAATTGTCCTGCTGATAAACATATTAAAAATAGTATGTACCCTGCAAAACTTTTAAAATCAATAGTAACTGCTCAATTTCATTTTGATACTCATAAATTAAATACTTGGTTGCAAGAAAAGTGTATTGAAAGAAACATTACTATTACAGATGACGAAATAGCAGATGTAAAATTACAAGAAGACGGAAGTATAAAAGAAGTTTTAAGTAAAGACAATACTTACAATGCAGATTTCTATATTGATTGTACAGGATTTAAAAAATTGTTAATCAATAAACTAGGTGCTGAGTGGGAATCATATGACAAGTATTTAAAAATGAATTCCGCTATTGTATTTCCAACTGGTGACGAAGACAATTATAATATGTGGACACTAGCAAAAGCAATGAAGTATGGTTGGAGATTTAAAATACCTGTACAAGGTAGACACGGTAATGGATATATTTTTGATGGTAGTTATATAACACCAGAGCAAGCAAAAGAAGAAGTTGAAAAAGAATTAGGATATGAAATAGATGTTAAGAAACATATTAAGTTTGATCCAGGTGCTTTAAAAGATACTTGGATTAAAAATTGTGTTGCAGTTGGTTTAAGTGCTAACTTTATAGAACCTTTAGAGGCATCCTCAATTGGTTCTTCTATTCAATCAGCATATGTTTTAAGTCAAAATATATTAAACTATAATGAACATACTATTAAATGGTATAATAAAAGTATTACAAGTATTAATAATAACATTAGAGATTTTGTAGCATTACATTATATTACTCCTAGAAAAGATTCTAAATTTTGGCAAGACATAAAAGAAATGGATATACCTGATAGTTTAGCAGAGAAATTACATTTATGGAAAACTAGATTACCTGCTGTTGATGATTTAGTTAATGATAGTGGATACGTTTTATTTCAACCACAACACTTTGTAGTCTTATTAGAAGGACTAGATATGATTAATAGAGATATTATAAAAGAAAAATATTTAAAATTAGATGAAAAAATAATATCAAAATTAGACTTATTTGAATCTCAACGAAATGCTGAAATTGCTAGTTGGGATTTAATTACTCACAAACAAGCAATAAAGGAAATATACAATGCCTAAAAAACAAAAAGTGAGATTCCATAGAGGTGATAGAAAACCTAGATCAGATAAAGAGTATCCTAAATTATCTTATAAAGTTAAGATGAAAAAAAGAGGTCGTAAATTTGTCTGGCAAGTTATAGAACACCCTACTAAAAATGCTGTTTCGGAATACTTCTTTGAAGAAGACGCACAGAAACTAGCAGACTTTCAAAATAAGAACCGTGTATGGGAAAATAGTGGTGGTATACCAAGATTCCTATGGACTCGTGCTTGACATTCTCTTTATAATAGTATATAAATAGTGATATGGTAACCGTATCGCCCTATTATAAACAGAAAAATGTTTTAAATCCTTACTACACTTTACAAAAAGCAGTAGATCAAAAGGTAAGCAAATTATTAAAAGATAGAAAAGTAAAAGGTATTACCGAATTACTTTACAAAAATGTTGATAATGGAAGAGGCACACTATTATTAACCACAAATGGCAAATTTATATTTCAAGTCTTTAATAAACAAACAGATTTAAAATATTTTATCACAATAAGAAAATCAGATATTACAGGTCATTATGGTATGAAAGGTCGTAAAGATACGACTGCTTCTTCCAATGTAAACGAAATTCTTTCTGTATTTTTTCTAATCAACAAGTATAGTCCTAACACTTATTCAAACAAACTAGAAAGTGATGTTTCTAAATTTGGTAGAAAAGGTACAGGTGTTTTAAATCCAAGTAGTGGTGGAGTAGATGAAGTATCTTATGAACAACTTGCTGAACTAATAGATAAAGATGAAACTGCTGAAAGAGATATTAAAATAGGATTTAATAATGCTATTGCTATTAATAAAGATATAGGTGGTAAAAAACCTTACAAAGTATATTGGTGTCCTAGAGGTAAACCACCAGGAGTATCAGATAAAAATCCATCAGATGTAGTTGTTGAACTTAAAAAAGGAGACTATCAAGGATACTCAAATAAAATTTCAGAAGGTAAAGATGAAACGCCAAAATTTAATACAAATATGTATGCCTACTTTGGTAAGTTAGAAGATACAAAACAATTAAAAAATGTTTGTACTATGATAGATACTGCTTGGGATCAAGCAGAAAAAGAAATACCTAAAGATAAAAAATTAATATTAGGTGCATTAAAAAATTTTGATATTAGAAAAGAAAAGTATAGTGAAAGTGCTTCAGCAAAAAGTTTTGGTGAACTTGCTACTATATTCAGATCACAAAAATTAGATTTTTATGCTGAAGGTTTTTATTATCCTTTTAGAAACAATGTAATAAAAAATCTAGGTAACTTTTTAAAGAAACCAGATAACTTAATGTACTTTTTAAATACAATTTTCTTTTATACTTACGAGGATCCTAGAGTTAAAAGTACACCTTGTCCTTACAAATTATTAATAGGTAAAGAACAAGGACCGAGTATTATGAAAGATGTATCTGCTGATAGTGATTTAAAGAACATATTATCAGTTAAAAAATCTAGTGAATTAAAAAATATTAATTTTGATTATGACAATAAAGGTCAATCTTTTAAATTGTTTTTTAAATACAAGAGTTTTAGTGTTAAAATGCCAGTAACTTGTAGAACTAGAGCAGCAGGTGGTTGGAAAGGCAAGTCTTTGTTTATAACTACATCTGGACTAAAAATAGTATAAATAGTAGTATGATTTGTTTATGGGGAAGTGATGATTATATTAATGGATAAATTGGAGAATAAATGTTTAGTTTTAAAGGTTTCATTACCACAGAAAAGAATACGCACCTAGAACACCTAGAAGACGATATAATAAATCGTGGTTCAAAAGGTGGAGAGAATGCAATAAATTTTTTAAAGTCAGTAAGAAATATGCTGGCTGGTTCTGCTAGCGGACGAGTTAATATGTCTGTTAAATGGGACGGCGCTCCTGCCATAATCTGTGGCACAAATCCTGAGAACGGCAAATTCTTTGTCGGTACAAAATCAGTCTTCAACAAAACACCTAAAATAAATTACACACCTGGCGACATAAGCAGAAATCACTCTGGTCCTGTTGCAATGAAATTAATGGCGTGTTTAAGAGATTTAAAAAGATTAGGCATAAGAGGTGTCTATCAAGGTGATTTGTTATTCACAAAAAGTGATTTGAAAATGGCAAGTATAGATGGTGAAAAGATGATAACTTTTACACCTAACACTATAACATATGCAGTACCAACTTCTTCAAAGTTAGGTAGAAGAATATCCAGAGCAAGAATAGGAATTGTATTTCATACTTTCTATTCAGGTAAAACTATGGATAGTTTATCTGCTGGGTTTGGAACAATACGAGGTACTTCAGGATCAACGGCAGTTTATTTAGCAAGTGCAGGTTATACTGATACATCTGGATCATCTACATTTACTTCTGGAGAATTATCTAGGTTTGATGGACTAATAAGAATGGCACAAGGGTCTTTAATTAAGGCAGGTCCATTATTAAATCAAATGAAATCAAACGATCCTTTATCAGTAGGGTTTAGACTAAAATCATTTTTCAATCATTACATTAGAAACACACAAGGACATATGGGTAAGGTTAAAACTTTACAAGATATGTTTAGAGAATATTATGAACAAATTTTAAGAACAGAAATTAGTGCTAGAAAAACTGAAAAAGGTAAACAAAAATATAAAGAAGCATTAGAAACAAATTTAAAATTTATAGATAGAAATAGAAATGCTTTGTATTTTGCTATTGCTTCACACGTAAGTTTAGGAAATGCAAAGAATTTTTTAATACAAAAATTATCGCAGATACAATCAATAGGACATTTTATTAGAACACCTAATGGTTATAGAGTAACTAATCCAGAAGGATTTGTTGCAGTAGATAAAAAAGCAGGTGCAGTTAAACTGGTAGATAGATTAGAGTTTAGTAGAGCAAACTTTACTATCGCCAAAGATTGGGTAAAAGGATAAAAAAATGAAATCATTAAAACAATTTATAGAAGAAAAAGAAAATAAGAAATTAAACAAACCTTTCAGATTGCCTTCAGGCAATTCAAAAAAGTTTGGTGTTTATGTTAAGAATGGATCAGGCAATGTAGTTAAGGTAACTTTTGGCGATCCTAATATGGAAATTAAAAGAGATAGTGATGAGAGGAGAGCGTCATTTAGAGCAAGACATAATTGTGATAACCCAGGACCTAAATGGAAAGCAAGATACTGGAGTTGTTATCAATGGCGATCAGGAAGTGATGTTGAGGATTAGTGAAAAGTTTTAAAGATTATATATTTGAGGCATTAGGTAGAAAAAGAATCATTATGATTGGTGGACCTGGATCAGGTAAATCTACTTACTCGGAAATTATAACAAAGAAACTTAACATACCACACATATATACTGGTGATATGATGAGAAAGTTAGCAAAGACTAACGATCAAGTAAAAGATTTATTAGCAAAAGGTAAATTTGCACCTACTGATATTGTTATTAATGCTGTATTAGATAGATTAGAAAAACCAGACGCACAAAAAGGTTATATCTTTGACGGTTTTCCTAGAAACATTGAACAGGCAAAAGCAATGGAAGAAAAAGGTATTGAATATGATTATGTTGTTTACCTTGATGTATCGGAAGAAGAAGTAATTAAAAGATTAACTGCTAGAGGTAGAGCAGACGATAAACCAGAGATTATAAAAACTAGATTGAAAGTATTTGAAAAAGAAACAGCACCACTTTTAGATTATTATAAAGACGAGTTAATAAAAATTAAAGCAGAAGGTAATTCTAAAGAAGCAATAGCACAGACTATTATGGATAAAACAAAATGAAGAAGACATTAGATTCAGTAAGACAATATATCAATGAAGGTGTTTATGATCCTGGTATATTTAAAGCATTCTTTTTAGCAGGTGGTCCTGGTTCAGGAAAATCATTTGTAACTGCTAGTGCTTTTGCTGGCACAGGTTTAAAACTTGTTAATTCAGATGTTAAGTTTGAAAAAGATTTAAGAAAAGCAGGTATGTCTATGAAAATGCCAGATGAAGAAGCATACTTTAGAGATATGATTAGAAAAGGTGCAAAACAATTTGCTGGAAAACAATTAGATTCTTATCTTAAAGGAAGATTAGGTGTAATTGTTGATAGTACAGGAAGAGATTATGGAGTTATATCTAGTCAAGTTAATATGTTAAAACATATAGGATATGATTGTTATATGGTATTTGTCAATACAAGTTTAGACGTTGCATTGCAAAGAAATAAAAGTAGAGAAAGAAGTATACCAGAATATATTACAAAGAAAAGTTGGCAAAAAGTACAATTAAATATGGGTGCGTTTCAAAGAGTATTTGGTCCTTCTAAAATGTTAATTGTAGATAATAGTAGAGATGAAAAAGAATTAGTTACAAAAACTCTATCTACTGCTTCAAAATTTATTAGAAGTAGAATGAGAACTAAACCAGAAAATCGTACAGCGATGGCGTGGATTAAAAGAGAACTAGAATTAAAGAAAAGAAAATGAGATTTAAAGAATACATAAAAACAATACCAATAAAAGAGGCAGTCATAGACATACCTAGACAAACATATGCTCCAGGTGTATTCTCTAATCCAGAATCTAAAGACCCTAAAATCAAACCTGAAATTATTGGTATGATAATGAAACAATTTACGGAGTTTAAAAAAGAATATGATATATTAGATTATTCTTTAATAGGTTCTATCTTAACTAGAAGATATAGAAATGACGCTGACCTAGACATCAATGTTTTATTTGATGTACCTAAAGAAAAACAAGAAGAAGAAAGATTAAGACTATCACAAAAGTTTTTATCTGCTAAAAATCCTGATAACATACAAGGTAAATTAATACCTGGTACAAAACATCCTATTAACTATTATTTTATTACAGATAAAGAAACTTATGACGATCAAAATAAAAAGGCAGACGCAGTATTTGATATAGGTAAAAATAAATTTATTAAACGACCTGAAGATTTTAAATTTGATCCTTCTGTATATGTTAGAGATTTTGAAAGAAAAGTACAAGAGTTAGATGTAATTAAAGGTGAACTAAAAAGAGATATAATAGATTACAAAGAACTACAAAGTTTAACTCCAAATGATGTTTTAGATTTACAAGATAAGGTTAAAGATAAACTAGAGGAAATAGAATACGATATAGAATTAATAATTAAAGTAGGTGATAAGGTAGACGCTGAAAGAAGAGCAGCGTTTGATAGTGATATGTCGCCTGAAGAAATTAGAAAGTACGGTATTAAGAATAGATTACCTAAAGCAGTTATCTATAAAATGTTAGAGAAGTATCACTACATAACTTTCTATAAAAAATGTAAAAAAATATTAGATGATGGTGTTGTAACAGATAGTGAGATAGATAGTTTAAAATCAGAAGCAGTTAGAAGAAGAAAAACAATTGCATTTACTTTTGGTAGATTTAATCCACCTACATCTGGACACGAAAAACTAATTAAGAAAGTTGCAAGTGTTAGAGCAGATACATTTAAAATATTTTTAAGTAGAAGTAATGATCCTAGAAAGAATCCATTATCTCCTAGAACAAAATTAGCACATATGAAATTTATGTTTCCTAAGTATAGTAGAAACATTGAAATCAATTCAACAAATATGGTTTTAGATATTGCAAGTAAACTATACAGACAAGGATATACTGAAATTTTTATGGTAGTTGGTTCAGATAGAGTAAGAGAATTTGAAACAATACTAAACAAATATAATGATGTTAAAAGTAGGCACGGACATTATAATTTTGATAACATAAATGTGTTATCAGCAGGCGAAAGAGATCCAGACGCAGAAGGTGTATCAGGTATGTCAGCAAGTAAGATGAGGGATGCCGCTAGTAAAGATGATTACGATACATTTAAAAAAGGTGTACCTACAGGATACAGAAACGCAGATGATTTATTTAAAGATGTAAGAAAAGGAATGAGATTAGTAGCAAGTATGGAATACGATACTAACTACAAGTCAATTAAATCTTTACAAGAGTTTGAACAGAATCAAATAAGAGACCTTTATATAAGAGAAATGATTTTTAATATAGGGGATAAAGTTAATCACATAAAAGAAAATATAAATGGAAAAGTGATTAGAAAAGGTACAAATTATATTGTACTAGAAGACAACAACAATAATTTACACAAGGCGTGGATATGGGATTGTTTACCTATATCTGCCGATAGAGAGGCACAAGTGAGAGAATACAATTTAGACATAGATTATGGTTTTGAAGCCGTATCAGAAAAAAGAGAAGAAGAATCTGATAAAGTAAAAGAATCATACGATATTGGGCACGATTATGCTCAACATACAATAAAAGTAACCCCAGGACAAGACGGATATGACCCAAATTATGAGGGTGGATCATATAAACCAGCAGTAGATAATACTTCTGGAGAAAAAGTAGTAGAAAGACCAATAAGTACAGACATTTCTGTAAAAGATATAAATGATTGGTCAACTACAAGTGAAACAATAGATAAATATAAGGAAAGATACAAGGAAGAATGGCAGAAAAAGTTATCTGAAGTCGTATCTAAAATGATAAAGAATTTATAATGGATAAAGAACTTGATAAGTTTTTAGATGATCTAGCAAACAACACACCAAACTCCGAGCAGTTTGATAAAGAAGAAAAAGAAGATGAAAAGAACATTAAAAGAAGTAAGAGAAAATTTATTAGAAGCGACAGAAGCGTCTAAAACTAATTTACAATATATTAGAGCAAAGACAGCAAAGAACGATCACTTTGAAAGTAGAAGATATATTGCTGCTGAAATTTTAAGAGATAAAAAATTAGCAGACGCATATTCAGGTTTAGAAGCAGTACATAATAATTATGCTAGAGTTATTGGAAACGATGCTATTACTATCAGACAAAGACTTGAAAAAATGATGATGACAGATTTAAAAAGAAAAGTAAAAAATTGGGACGAAATTTATTCGGCACTATAAGGAAGAACTATGAAACATATTAGATCATTAATGGATGAAGTTGCACAATTCAACTTTGAAATAGATGAAGGTAGAATGAAAGATATTTTTACTGCTGACCAAGAAGGACAATCTGCTAAAGAAATTGCTAAGGCATTAAAGTTACCATTAAGTACGGTTAAGAAAATTTTAGGTGAAGAAGTTGAACTACAAGAATTTTCAAGGTCACAATTAGATACTTTATCAAAACAATATTCAGACCTAAAAGGTAAAACAATTTCAATAGATCAGGCAAACAAATTAAGAAAAATATTTGATAGAATACCTGACGCATTTTTAAATGATTTAAGAAAGAAACATATACCTTTCTTATCTGGTTTAGCATTATCTCGTATGGTAAAAAAAGGTATGCCTGTAAGAGAATCATTTAAAGTACAGATTACAAAAAAAGATGGCGGAAAAGTAATACACGGAAAATATAAAACTTCACAAGAGGCAGAAAAATTTATTAAGTGGTACAAAACTGGTGATATGAAAGGTACTAAAGATGTTAAAGTAGTTAAAGAAGAAGAAAATATTTCTGAAAGAGGTGGTGCTAATACATCATCAAAACAAGGTAGTTTTGCTAAGAGTAGAAAACCAAAATATAGATTTGGATATAGAGTTGCAGAAAAAGATCCTGCAAAAGGAAAAGAACTTGAAGAAAAGAAATCGGCATTTAGACTATCTTATGATGATAGATATGGCAAACACGCTGGTTTTGAAGACGCAGAAACTTTAGCAGACTTACAAAATAAGGCAGCTAATTTAAGAAAAAAAGGTTTTAAAATAAACAAAATGGGTAGAAATACATCACCTGTTAACGAAATAAGAATAAGACCAAAAAGTGTAGTAGAGTCAGACCCTATTCAATACGGTCCTGATAAAGTTGCTAAGGCAATGAAAATTGCTGTAAAGAGTGATGGAATGTATAGTAAGGCAGTAAGAGAAATAGAAAAGATTGCTAAAGATTTATCTAAAGTATCTACTATTGCAAGAGCATTAAAAACTGCTAATGAAACTTATATACATCCAGGTAAGGCAACCTTTGAAAGAATATATAGAGAGGTTTCAGACAAACTAAAACTAAAAGTTTTAGATAGAAAAATTAAAAGAGCAAAAGATAAATTTCATAAAGGATTAAGGAGACCATAATGGGAGAAAAATATTTAAAAACTAAAGAAGGTAGTATTGAAGATACGGTAAAAAACTTACAGAATAAAGTTTTAGAATCTGACTACCAAGATAACTTTAAAAAACAATTAGAAATGGCAGGCAAACCTATAGGTCATATGACTGGTGCTGAGAAGAAAGAATTTTACGCAAAAGTTGATGAGGCGTGTTGGAAAGGATACAAAAAGGTTGGTATGAAAGACAAAGGTGGAAGACAAGTACCTAATTGTGTGCCAGATAAAGATGGCAAAATTCCAAAAGAAAAGAAACAAGAAGAAAAAGAAGTGAAAGAAAATTTAGTAGGAGGTCAAAAGAAATTAGATAAAGATAAAGATGGAGATATTGATGGCAAAGACCTTGCTAAATTAAGATCAATGAAAAAAGAATACGGATCTGTGATGGCAATGAAGAAAAAAGAAGTTAAAGAAGATTTAGAAGAAGCAAGATGGTTGGTATCAGGTACTATGGGTTATAAAGGTATCGGTGGTGCTGATGGTTTTGAAGTAGTTGTTAATGCAAATAGTGAAAAGGATGCTGAAGATAAGGCAATGAAAGAATTAGACAAGGCAAGAGCAAAAAGACAAATCGGACCAGGTGGTGGCGGAAGTTTAGAAGATGTTGAAATAGAAGGTGCAGAAAAAACAACTGCTCGTATATCTAAACCATATGGTTTTAGATTATCACATTTTGATCCATCAATGAAAGAAGATAAAGACCCTTGTTGGAAAAATTATGAAATGATAGGTATGAAAAAGAAAGATGGTAAAGAAGTACCAAATTGTGTACCTAAAAAAGAAGAAGTTAAAGAAGGATTTTTTAATACAAAAACTTTTGCACAAATGGCAGAAGATATTAAGAAAAAAAAATCTGAAGTAGAACCTAATTCAACACCTGCTAAAGAAACACCTAAAGACGCAGACGCATTAGAAAAACAATTAGTAGTTGCTCAAGGTCAAATCAATTTATTAAAACAAAAGATTGAAAACGAAAAAAACAAAGTTGTGAAACCAGAACCTAATAAAGAAACAGGTGAGGTTCCATTAACTATTGGTGTTGCTCATAAACTTCTTAAAGATAAAGAAGATAAGAAAAAACAAGAAGTAAAAGAAACTCATATGGGTCAAACAGCAAAAGCAAATAGACATCAAAAAAGTGCTGGTGGAGAAAAAGAAATAATTAAAACACCAAAGAATGAATGGAAAACTTTTGCAATGATGGCTGCTGAAATCAAAGAAGGTAAAGGTCCTAAAAACTCACCTGACGGAGAGTCTAATAAAAAGAAAGAACAAGAAGCAGACACAGACACTAGAGATTCAAAGAAAAAAACAATGACAGGTCAAGTTGCAACTTCACCTGAAATGAATCCAAGAGTAGATTACAAATACTAAAACTATGAAACCTCGTATCTATTGTGATATGGATGGTGTTCTTTGTGATTTTAAAACTGCTGCTGAAAAGGTAACTGGTATGCCTATATCTAAATGGCAGTATGCTAGTAAGTCTGAAAAGTGGCAACCAATCAAAGACACCCCAAAATTTTGGCACACTTTACCTTGGCAGGCAGGTGGAAGACAACTATGGTCTTACATATCAAAGTTTCAACCTCACATATTATCAGCATATGTAGAACAAACTTTTGATCCTAATTGTATACCTGGAAAATCACATTGGGCAAGAACTAAATTAGGTCTTTCTGCTGGTAGAGTCAATCTAGTTAAGAGATCACAGAAACAACTATACGCAAAATCAGGTGGACAACCTGCAATATTAATAGACGATTACCCTAAAAACACTAATCAATTCACTGCTAGAGGTGGAATTGGTATACATCATACATCTTACGCAAACACTATTAGACAACTCAAAAAACTAGGTTTCTAGTATCTTTCCTTATAAATAGTATCATATACTAACAAATTGAGTACCTTAACAATTTAACAAGGGAGAGAATACTATGTCAAGTTGGACAACAGCATCATCAGCAGGTGGAGCGCCATTATGGGCGGCTACTATGTTGAACGTAGCGCCTTCAAGCGCTAATAGAACTTCGTTGTACGAAAATGCTTCTGCAGGCACATTTATAAGTGGCGCTACGCACGGATTATTTAACTACAATGCTTCTGAAACGCAATCTGGAAAGGTTGCTCATTCAGGATGGGTTCTAAAAACGACTGGTTCAGGTGGCAGAGCAAATAGAGTACAATATACTACTTTAGTTTGCCTAACATCTAACGCATAATAAAATAATTATAGGGGCGCTTTGGCGCCCTTATATATACTATATGAACAAAGTGGTCTAGGTGTATGCCTAGAATAGCATTCCCCATAAGGGGTTAATAGGAGAATAAAAATGGCAGATAAGAAAATAACGGCGTTGACCGATCTCGGTGACGCATTGGCAAGTGTGGATTTGTTCCACATAATAGATAATCCATCAGGAACACCAATCAATAAAAAAGTTACAGCAGAAGATGTATTTAATAATATACCTTCTTACTTAGGATTAAAAGATACACACCAAACAATATTAGGTGACGGATCTTCATCTTTAGAAGTTGAGGTTACATCTTCAACAACTATGGTAAACGCTTCATCAGGCGCTTGTCCTTGTACTTTAGCAGATGGTACAGATGGTCAAATCAAAATCATAATTAACAACTCTACATCTGGTGTCAATCCAGTTACTATAACACCTACAAATATCAATGCAGGTGCTGGTACAAAAGTTAACATTGACGCTCCAGGTAGAAGTGCAATTATGATGTTTAAAGATAGTAAGTGGAATGTAGTTGGCGGTAATGGCCAAGTAGTAAGTTAATAATAGGAGTATTAAATTATGTCAATTAATGAAAAGTTTTTGCAAGAAGAATTAGCAGTATTGCAAGCTGATTTTGAAAAAACTAAAAAAGGTATAGAAACTATGGAAGGTGAAGTTATGAAACAAAGAAATAACTTAAACGCAATCTATGGTGCTGTACAACAAACTGAAAAACTTTTAAAGTTAAGTAGGGGAGAAACAGATGGTAAAAAAGTTTAAACAACATATCAAAGAAGAAGAATTAAAAGACTTTGAGGAAGATGTTTTAGGCGACACTCAATCTAAAGAGGTTGAGGATAAAAAAGAAGTTAAAAAAGAAGTAGAGGAAAATAAATGAAAACTTTTAAACAACACGTAAACGAACATTCAGGTTCGGATAAAAGTGCCGCTGCTGTTGGATCACAAACTACAAATTCAGTAGAAGATTCATCAATAGGTGTACATAATATTGCTGACGCTGATGTTTTAAAAAGAGTTAACGCATTTGTTGGTTCTATTGCCGAAAGGGAATATATGAAACCTCAATTTGCAGTTGACGAATTAAGAGAAAAGTTACAAAGAATAGGTCTTACGGTATCACCTTGTGATATTCAAGGAGATTCTGGTAAAGTTTCTTGTGAAGTGACTCAATTCGGAGGAAGATTTGGTAAAGATACCGATGGTTCTGATATAAATGATGATGGTATATCTCATAGAAAAGAAGGTGGATTAAAGATGGAAGTATCTTATGAAACTTTACAAAACGGAACATCAAAAGTCTACGCTAAATTAGTGTAGTAATGTTCAAAGAGATAACCAAAGATAATTGGATGCTGTATGCACAGCAGAATTATGATAATCCTACACTTGAAAAAGATAAGGAATTATATGATGACATTAAAAGATTCAAATATCTTAAAAGGTTATTTCGTAGATATAAGTTAATAGGTGAAATAAAAGTAAGACTAATTGTAAATCACATTATAGTTTTACAAAATGTTTTTGGAGTAGAGGCGGCTTGTGTATTACTTTTATACAAAATAGATAAACAATACTGGCCAATTTTGAAAACGGTTTTACAACACTTGAATTATCTATATCCACACGAACTTAATGAGATTGAAGTAGATGAAAACATTAAGAAACTATTAGAGGAAATGTAATGGCAAATAGACCAGTAGATTTACTGATTGCATATAGAGTTATTAAAATGCTAGTAACACCTTTTGAAAAACAACCTGCTTTTAAGTATGGTATCATTGATAAAGATGGTAAGGTACTTCAAAAGTATAGACAGATTAAAGGAACAGAAGCAAAGCGTTCCTATACGGTACTACATAGGTTTGTTTTTAATTTAAAAAGAATACTTGCTAAGGTAGGTATTAAAGGTAAGTTAGGATCATTTGCTGTTGCTGCTGCTTTATTATTAAAAGAGAATAAAGAATATTCAAAACACAAAGATGTAATAGAGTCAACTATTATTACATATTTAAAAGACAACAATCTCTATGAAGATATATTAAATGAAAGCAGAGAGATACCAGAGTTTTATACAGACGATCAAATTGTTTGTAATTGGTTTGGTGTTGATGTATATGAAAAAGATGGAGAATTAAAATCGGAGTTTGACTATGCCAAAACATTATAAAGAAATGATGGATGAAATCATCAACAAGATTGATGAAGACGCACCAGCAAATGCTGTTGGTGATGGTGGTAATGTTGCATTGCCTCCTAAACACGAACCAGGTGTTAGAAAAGATAAAAAAGATCCGTTGATGTTTGCTAAACCTATCAAAAGAAAAATCAAAGAGAGTGATGACAATAACAATGTAGTATTAAGAGGTGTTATTGAAAAGATAGAAAACATTGAACACGCAATAGATGAAAAACATTTTGGTAAAACAGAATTAAAAGTAGAAGAAGAAAAAGAATACAAAACATTTAAGGACAAATACAATGGTTAAATCTTTAAAAGAATATCTAGGTATATCAACTATTAAAGTTGGTGGATTAGATAGTTTACAACCGATGGCAGCATTGAGTAGAAAAGGTACTGATACATCACCTAAAGGACAAGGTGGTAAAAGTGCTAGACGAGTAGGTTTGTCAGCAGGTGTTGGTGATTCAGTTAGCACTTCACTAGAACCAACTACAATGAGACCATTAGATTCTATTGGAACGGTAAATTTAAAGGCGAGTAAAAAAAAGAAATGAGATAATTGATGTGGCCAAAGTATATTATTGAAGACAATTTTTTATATCATAGACATTTACATACGATAGGAAATATAGAGTTTAATACAAAATTTGATGAGTGGGATATCTATAAACACAAGATTTACAAAGACGGTAAAATAGAAATAGGTTTTCAATCATCATCTGGCAAAGAAGGTATATCTCCTTTAAGTGAAGATCAAATAAAAGAGATACACAATTCATACCACGATAAAATGTGGCAATGGTTAACAGAATTAGCGCCAGATAAACTACAACATTATCAATATACAGAATTAAATGTTGTAAATAATGGAAGAGATTATGTCTTTCCTATTCATAGTGATAGTAGAGATAAATTATTAAGTGTAGTGATTTATATTGCACCTGAAAAAAACGAAGGTACTTGGTTGTATGAGGATAAGTCAGGTAAAAATCCTTATCAAGTTGATTGGAAACCGAACCGTGCTTTTGCTTTTAGTAGAACCGATCATACCTGGCATAGTTATAAAGCAGATGGCATACGAAATAGATTAGCATTAGTTTATAACTTGCGATCAAATAAGTATTGGAAAAAATAATGTTTAGAATATTTGGATTACTATGTATAATGTCAATGGGCGAAGTAGATTGTACTACCCATTATAGAACTGATTTACAAATTTATAATACACGTGAGCAATGTGAAAAAGCAATGCCACCTATTATGGAAGAAACATTAGGTGCATTTAAAACTTTAGGAATGACATATCAAAGTTTTCAAATGGGTTGCGAAGAAATAACTGACGAACAATATAAACAATGGCAATTAGATAAGATGAATAGTACAGATGATGAAGTTTGATGAAACAGGTAGTGTAAGTTATCATAATAAAGAAGTAAAATTTTATACACCTACTAAAAAAACAGCAGGTAGAGTTAAGAAAATTTTTAAAAAAGAACCTATTACGATAACTTGGATGGACAATATGCAATCAGGAGATGTTGTAATTGACATAGGGGCAAATGTAGGTATGTATTCTCTTATGAGTGCTGTAAGTAGAAATGCTAAAGTATATGCGTTTGAACCAGAGGCAAGTAATTATAATTTGTTATGTCAGAATATAAGATTAAATAATATGGGTGATAGAATTACTGCTTATTGTGCTGGTAATTTAGACTTTGACGGATTTTCTGTATTGAATATAGCAAACAATAGAGATGTAGGACCAGGTGGTTCTTGTCATACCGTTGATGAAGAAAAGAATTTTGATTTAAGTCGTATGAGTGTTGCATTTAAACAAGGTATTAATACGGTTATGTTAGATACCTTTTGTAAACAAATGAACATAATACCAGATCATATTAAGATGGATGTTGATGGTTTAGAACATAGAGTTATCAACGGTGGGTTAGAAACCATACAAAAAGCAAGAACGGTTATAATAGAATTGAATACGAACTTAAAAGAACACAATGATTCTATATCAAAAATGAAATCATTGGGTTTTAAACTAGACGAAACACAAGTAAAAGACGCATTACGGAAAGGTGGAACCTTCTTAAATGTAGGGGAACACCTATTCTATAAATAATAGAGGAAGAAATATATGGAACTAATAATAAGTTTAGCAATGAAATTTTGGATGTGGACTATATTAATTATAGTTGTTATACTAGGATCACTTATCAATCTACTTGATAAAAAGAAACCTAGATGTTATACATTTACATCTAAAAAAATGCCAGTATTAAGACCTATACCTATCAAAACAAAAGGTAAAGGTTTCTGGAAAGGTATACTTCTCTGGTTACTCGGTGTCAGACATTGGGAACTTGCTGAAGATTACAATTATAAATTAAACGATAAAGAATTTGTCATACCTGCTGGGTTTACATTTGACGGTGCAAGCATACCTAAATTTTTGCATCCGTTTTTTTCACCAGTAGGAGTGTTATTAATGGGAGGACTTGTACACGATTATGCGTATAAGTATCAAACCCTATTAATGAAAAATAAGAAAGAAACCCTAGGTGTTATATCTCAAAAAAGATCAGACGAAATCTTTAGAGATATTAATATCAATGTTAATGGTTTCTATCTTATGAACTACCTCGCATATTGGTCATTAAGAATAGGTGGCTTCGTTGCGTGGAATGGGCATAGAAAAAGAAATGCCAAAATAAAAGGAGTAAACTAATATGTTAAACTTTGTAAAAGCAAGAGCAAAAGAAGTATCATCGCTACACGGTGGTGCTCTAATTGCAATCGGACTTATAATTTTATTTGCAAGTCCTATTGCTAAAATGGCTGCGTGGGCTTCAATCGCTTGGGGTCTGTGGGCAATTTGGAAGAAAGACTAACATATGTTAGGATTTAGATTATTTTTTATTGGAATACTCGCTAGCGCCGTAATTGGCGCTGGCGTTTATGTGATGAAGTTGAGATCAGATAATGCTATTTTAAAAGCAAATGCTGTGAAAATGGAAGAAGCAATTTCAGATCAACAAGAACTTATCACACAACAAAAAAACGATTTCAAAGATATACTTGCTGCTAATCAAAAAATGAATGAGTTAGTAAGTGTACTTAAAAAAGACCTTGACGATTTAGATAAAAGGTTTAACAAAAAGAATAGAGATGTTGGTAAACTTGCAATTGCTAAAACAGAATCTATTGAAAGAATAACAAACGGTGCTAGTGCATTAGCAACAAGATGTATTGAAATAGCAAGTGGCGCCGAATTAACTGAAAAAGAAAAGAATGCTACAAAAAAGTCTGAAATTAATAGGGAGTGTCCTAGTATCGCTAATCCTAATTACATCCCTTACTAGTTGTTCGGGTGTTAAAGAACTAACGATATTTAAGAAGAAGGTTGAGAGAGAAAAACTCAATCTGAACAAACCCACAGCGTTAGAACTAGAAAATCTAAAGTGGATTATTATCACTAGTAAAAATGCCGAGGAAGTGTTTAAAAGACTAGAGGAATCTGGCATTGATCCTGTGTTATGGGGTCTTACAGATAAAGATTTTGAACTATTAGCAAAGAACTTTGCACAAATTCGTAATCAATTAAAAATAACGAATGATTTGCTTGATAAATATAAGGAATATTATGAACCAGAGAAAAAGGAATTAGATAATGGCAAACAATAGATTAGATATATCAGACAATACTGCTATCAGTATGCCTATGAGGAACTTGATTTCCATAGTTGCTGCTGTTGCCGTTGGTGTATGGGCATATTTCGGAGTGCTAGAGCGTATAACAATGTTAGAAACTAAAAGCACACTTGCAGAAAAAGACTTAAATCAGGCAATAGAAACAATAGGTGCTGATTTAGAAAAGAATACAGAATTTAGAATTAAGTGGCCTCGTGGAGAAATGGGATCACTACCTGCTGACTCGGAGCAATTTATGTTGATTGAGCACATTGCTGGTCAGGTGGAAGCAATACAAAAGAGTATGGAAGATATGATGAACAATGGCGTTAACATCAAAAGATTACAAGAGGATGTAAAAATCCTTAGAGATGATGTTGAGAAATTAAAGGATAGTAATAGAAATATTATATATCAAAATGGGAAAACAACACAATGAAAAAATTAACTAGTATATTATTTTTATTATTATTTACAACTAGCGTATTTGCAGCTAAATTATATACTGGTGGTGAAAAGTATGAAAAAGATGGTGTCATTGCTTTGACACTAACACTTAACGGAAAATTAATTGAATGGGTTTACAAAGAAAATATAAGTCAATGCCTAAAATCTAAAAGAGTAGCAAGTAGAGAAGTAGGTGGCGAAAGAGTTATATTTGCTTGTAAACAAGTAAAAGCATTATTACAAGAAGACAAACAAGCAAAATACGGAATAAGATTACTTAAAATATTAAACTAATGCAAGGAAGATTACTATTAGCAGGATTACTTTCACTTATTATATTAATAGGTGGTGTTAGTATTGTATTTGCAGATTGCACAGGTTGTGGCGATGACGGTCACCAAGTATGTCCTATTGAAAAGAAACATACACATAAAACTTTTATGAAAGAAGAACACAAGACTTCAGAATCTACACCTGAAGACGGTGTTGTATTTGCAGTATGTATCTTTGAACTAGGAGAAGATGGACAAAGAAAACTAGTTGACCACGTTGCAAGTGAAAACTTAATGGACTGCCTTAAAAATAAAAGAGAGGCAGAAAGAAAATATAAAGAAAGTGAAACTAAAGACGGTGTTTACAATATGACTTGTGATAAAGTAAATGCAAAAGTAAGAGTATTAGAAAATGGCGAGTGGGAAATACTAGAGATTACAGGTAGACACGAGCAGGCATACGAGAGAAAAAAAGTATACGAATAATAATTATGGAAGCTTCAGACGCAGTATTGATGTTGAGTAGATTATGGCCGATATTTGTGGCATTTATATTACTAATAGTCACCTTAGCGCAGGCACATTACCGAATTAAGGTTTTAGAAGAAAAAATTAAAGTCGCTTTTGAACTAATCAACAAATTAACAGACAAATTCAGTAAGTAAATCTTATAAATATACCTGTAAAGAGAGAAATTTATGGGAAAATTATCACTAGCATTAGCAACAATTTTAGTAGTTTTATCAATCCAATCAGTAAAAGGTAGTGAACTTACCTTTAAGTTTGGTAGTCCATCGTTTTCTGGTAACGGAAAATCATCACACTATCTAACAATTGAGAATATAGAGAAGACTAGAAAAGACGCTATCAAGGCAGCAGAAAAAGCTGCTAAAGAAAAAGCAGAAACAGAAGCAAAAAACACAGCAATTGCTAAGTTTAAGTCAAATATAGAGGCAAGATTTTATACTGCCCTTGCAAAACAAATTACAGATAACGTATTTGGTACTGATGGTCTACAACAAGACTCTGGTACATTTACATCACCAGTAGGTGGTGAAGTAGTTACTTGGGCAACACCTTCAGGTACAGGTAATGTAACCGTAACCGTTACAGAAACAGACGGAACCGTAACGACATTTACAATGCCTAAAGAGGACAATACGTAATGTTAAAATACATATCAATATTCCTACTTTCTTTTTTGTTAGTAGGTTGTGCTGGAAAAGCAAAGTTTGATGTAAGAACACAAACGGTTGCTTATAAAGATTTATCAAATATAGAATCACCTAAAGGTGAACCTATTATAATTGCAGTTTACGATTTCATAGATATGACAGGACAAAAGAAACCAGGTGGTTCTTTTGCGTCAATGAGTACGGCAGTAACTCAAGGATCATATCAATTATTAATTAAAGCACTTGCAGACGCAGGTAATGGTGAATGGTTTAGAGTTGTAGAGAGAACAAGTCTTCCAAGTTTATTACAAGAAAGAAAATTAATTAGATCAACAAGACAACAAGTAAATGGTGAGGGTGCAGAACCTTTACCACCACTATTATTTGCTGGTGCATATATCACAGGTGGTATTGTAGGTTATGATTCAGATATTAAATCAGGTGGTTTTGGTGCTAGAGTATTAGGTATTCAGGCAAACAAACAATTTAGACAAGACATAGTAACTATTATATTAAGAGTTATTAATGTACAGACTGGTGAAGTTGTACTATCAACAACGGTTGAGAAAACTATTTTTTCTACATCAACAGGATCAGACATATTTAAATACTTTGATACTGATACAATGTTAGTTGAAGTAGAAGCTGGTTATGCTAGAAACGAACCAGTTACACTTGCAGTTAGAAAAGCAATTGAAAAAGGTGTAGTTGATGTTATCAATTTAGGTGTTGACAAAGGTCTATGGGAATTTGAACCTATCAAAGAAGTAGAAGTACCAGAAATAAAAGACTATGTTGATACTGATATTACGGTTGATATTGGTGAAGAAAAAGTAGAAAAGACTTACCAAGATTATATTGATGAAAAAGAAAGAGCAAAAGAAGAACGTAAACAACAAATTAAAGAAGAAGCAAAATTAAAAGAAGAATTAAAACAGGAGGAGAATGCTGATGAAACAGATAATGATAGCGATAGTGATTCTTCTAGCGACATTAAGTAATACTTTCGCTGGTAACTCCGTTTATATCCAACAAGACAATCAAAACAAATTAGGATCCGTCTATATAAAACAAGACGGTGCTACAAATAAGTTTGGTATATCTACATCAGCACCTTTCGTAATTGATGGTCCCAATTTAACTATCATAGTTAAACAAATAGGTAACTCAAACGAAACAGATGACTCTGGCGATATGAAATTTAAAGGTTCTAATATGACCTTTGATTATACTGCTACAGGTAATTCAAATAAATTAAGATTAGATTTAGGCGATACAGACGCTGATGGTCATTATTACGATATAGATGTTACAGGTTCTTCAAACATAGTAGATATTAGTGGTCATACAAGTGATGACATACAAGATACTCATATAGATTTAGATATAAGAGGAGACTCAAATGATTTTTGGGCATATGTTAGAGGTGATTCACACTTCTTATATGTTCTTATGTCAGGTAATTCAAATGATGTAGAGTTTTATGGTAATACTAATTCAAGTGGTATGGTAGGTGCTAGTAAAGCAAATGTGATGATTGGTCCTAATGTAGAAGGTCACGGTCAATTTGCAGATACAACTGGTGATGAAGGTGCTACAATAGATGTTTATATAATTGGTTCTTCAAATCAAGTACATATGTCCAGCCACGGTGCTGACAATTATCAAGTCCACGATGTCATAGGTGATTCAAATATTTTAGATGTTCATCCAGACGCAGTTGGATCACACGTAAGAATGGTTCAGTATGGTGATAATAATTATATGAAAACGGTTACAAGTGGTAATAGTAACACATTAAGATATTATGGAAATGGTGGAAATAATAATGCTCAAGTTTACTTGTACACAAGTGGTGCAATTGTAGAGTTAATACAATTAAACGGTTCAAATACTGCTCATCTAACGGTCAATGGTGATTCAATTTATGATTATACATTATTAGTTGACCAAGATGGTTCTGATACTTGCACATATTCATTTAATAGAAACGATCAAACAGCAGACACAACCGTTCAGTTAACTAATTCAGGTTGTTAAAATGAGAAGTCTTTATTTCATAGTATCATTTCTGGTACTTTTCTGTACTAGTGTTTTTTCTCAAATCACAGGTCCTAAAGTTGGCGAAATTACAGGTCAAATGGGGTCAACTTATAACGAAAGAGATGGTCAAACAGAAAAAGTTATAATGGGTTATGAGTTGCAGATGAAAGACTTTCTTCAAACTGGTGAAGATGGTGGTATGATATTAAGTTATGTAGATGGCACAAAGTTTACAATGGGACCTAATACAGAAAAATCAATTGACCAATTTGCTTTTGATACAAGTAAAGTACCAATAGAATTAGCAATGAATGTCACCGTTAATGTAGGTTCTTTTACCTATGAATCAGGTTCAGTATCTAATTTAGGTGGTGAGGTAAATATTAATGCTGGATTTGCCACGGTAACGGTACAAGGTACTGCTTTCTCAGCAACGGTAGAAACTTCAGGTGTTGCAACAATAACTTTATTACCAGATAGTGATGGTGCAGTAGGACAGGTAACGGTATCAACAGAAGCAGGTTCTCAAACAATTACAAATGTTTATAATTCAGTTTCAGTTACATCAAACGATTTAACACCTACACCTCCTAAAATTGAAACAAATAAATCAGACATTATAGAACTAGAAGATTTTGAAAAAGAAATTAAAGAAGATACATCAAAATCTTTCGGTGATATAGATAAAAAATCTGAAATGTCTAAAGAAGAATCTAAGGCACAAGATATGGAAGAGGCATTAATTAATGAAGATGTATCAGTTGTAGAAGATAATAATACAATTGTTGCTACTGATATGTCAGTTAGTGAAGCAGATTCAATGATTGAAACAGAATCTAAAGAAGAAAAAGGTTTAGACGCAACGGTAGAAACAGAAGTTGATACTTCTTATTACGATCAATGGGAAGATGATTTAAAAGAGTGGGATATTATAGATGAAAATAATGAAATATCAGTATGGGATGCTGATGGTGAAAAGAAAATGGATTGGGATGACGCAAAGAGTATGTATGCAGAAATGGATCAAGCATACTTTGACGCCATCGGTTGTTCAGATTGTACTTGGGATACTATTAATTGGGATGAAGTAAATTGGGATGAAGTTGATTGGGATGCTTATGATGAGGCATATAATGAAACACTAGAGAAGTATGGTCTATCATCTTGGAATGTAGAAACAGAATCAGTTGACGTAGTTGAAGAAACAAAAGATGAAACAGAAGCAGGTATGACAGGTTATACTTGGGAAGACTTTGCAATGGATGACGCTTATTATAGTAATGCAGAATATAATAATAACGGTGGTCCACCTGAACTAACGGTTGCTAACTATTGTGAATATAATGGTTATGATTTATCTTGGTGTAATCAGGAATATTTAGATTGGGTAAATGAATGGTACGCAGATGACTGGAAGTTAAAAGTAACTTATGATTCTTGGACTAAAGAAGCAAAAAAATTATTTGGTAAATATTATGGTTGGTGTGGAACATATCCTGATTGGGAAATGTGTGCCGATCAACCTAAACCTTGGAAGATAAAAGATTTAAAAGACAAGTATATTTCAGAATGGACTTGGGACGATTGGGATATCTATTGGACAAAAGTAAATGACTGGTGGTATGCAGGTTGGGAAGAAGAACAAGCGGAAGATAGTTGGGAAGATGAATATGCTTACGAAGATGATTACGATATAGACGCTGAACTAGAACAATGGTTAGCAGATGTAGATAATCAATGGGATTGTGAATACTATGGATACTATTGGGATAAAGCAAACTCATCTTGTGGTACTGAATGGGTAGATAATTCTGCTGCTGAAACAGAAATAACTGCTAGTGGTGAAGAATTAAATTACGCTACTGGAGAAATTACACAAACTATTACTACAACAAATGAACTTACAGGTTCATCTTCAGAAACTAGAACTGGTAGATACTCTACATTAAATAATGATTATGACGCAACTGCCTCAACTTCAGGTGATTACACTATAATTAATAGATACAATGATAATCATAGATCATATGTTAAAACTGAAACAGCAAACGAAGCAGACATACAAATATTACAAGACAAAGAGGCACAACACCTTGATGTAGGTAGTAGTGAAAGTCAAAACAATATCACTATAATACAGACAGACTAAATAGTCTTATGAACAAGTTTACTTCCACGTGGGCAGTAGTGGTAAGTGTGATTATATTATTGGCGTTAAAAGTATATAATCCAATACCTTTACAGACCCTACAATTAAAAACCTTTGACTTATATCAAAAGTTTGGCAATAATTATAAATCAAAAAGTCTAGTCTTAATAGACATATCAGATAATTCACTAAACAAATATGGTCAATGGCCGTGGAAGAGAGATCAATTAGGTCGTGCTGTTATTAAAGCATATCAAAATGGTGCCGCTTTAGTTTTCTTAAATGTAGTTTTTGTACATAAAGATAGATTAGGTGGTGATGAAATGTTTTTGAAAATGATCTCAAAGTATCCTGTTATCTTAACAGAAACTAAAGACGCAAAAAATCTACAAAGTATAAAAAGAAAAGTATTAGGTGTAGGTGATGTTCTTGTTCCAGTAGATGTAGATGGTACTATTAGAAAATTACCTTTAGAAAATTCTGTACCTGAAACAATACTGAAGATTATCAAATTTAAAATACCTAAACAAGATAATATATGGATAGATTTTAGACATCAAATACCTAGAATAGATCACGCAGATAAAGATTGGTCATCTGTAAAAGGTAAAATTGTATTCATAGGTGCTACATTTTCAGGTTCAACATTTGTATTAACACCTAACGGTTTAAAAAATCCACACGATATAATGGCAATGTCAACTGAAACTTTATTGTCAGGTAAGTTTATTCAAAGACCTGATTGGTTGCCTACATTAGAATGGATAGGATTTATATTAGGTCTACTTGCATTTGTATTGATTATACCTAGAGTAGGTTTACTATGGTCAGCAGTATTACTATTTGGTGCATATGCTGATATTGCTATAGGTTCTGTTTATCTATGGCATAGTAAAATGATAATTACAGACTGGTCTTATATTGCAATTGCAATGACTATTGTATGGACACATTTAATATATAATAACTTTGCAAGAGAGAATAGATTAAAACTACAAATTAAAAAACAATTTGAACATTACCTTGAACCTAAAATGGTTAAGAAACTACAACAGAATCCTGACTTGTTAAAACTAGGTGGTGAAACAAAAGAACTAACATTTTTATTCTGTGATATAAGAGGGTTTACACCATTGTCAGAAAAATATAAAAGTAATCCTGCAGAATTAACAAAAGTTATTAATAGATTTTTAACACCTATGACAGATATTATTATGAGAAATAGTGGTACAATTGATAAGTATATGGGCGATTGTATAATGGCATTTTGGAATGCACCTATTGACACACCGAAACACAAAGAGTTAGCAATAACTTCGGCACTTGAAATGATAGATAAATTAAAATATTTAAATAATATGAATGGGTTTGGAGATAACAATGTCATAAATATAGGTATAGGAATCAATACAGGAAAGTGTATTGTAGGTAATATGGGTAGTCAACAAAGATTTGATTATTCTGTTATCGGTGATTCTGTGAACTTGGCAAGTAGATTAGAGGGAGTTTCTAAAAACTATGACGCCACACTAGTTGTCGGAGAAGACACATACAAAGATATATCTACATTATACAATTTCAAAAAATTAGACGAGGTAACCGTAAAGGGTAAATCAAACAAGGTAACCATTTACACGATAGAGAAATAACTTATGGACTACGGAACAATTAATCTTATACTAATATCAGGACTTTTATTATGGTACAACTGGTCAATATATAGTTGGATTGAGAGAGAATTTTAATGGCAGATAATACAGACATAAGAGTTGAACTAGCAACCTTAAAACAAGAAATAGAAAATGTTAATTCTATTCAAGGTCGTTTAGACACAGCAATAGACAAACTAACAGATGTATCCACATCTATTAAGTCAATGTTAGCAGTACACGAAGAAAAAATCCAAAGACAAGAACAAGTTGACGACATTATCTTTAGAAAAATTAAAGATAGAGATAGTGAAATAGACGAAATTTTTAGAGACCTACAAAGAGAAATGGATCAAGTTGAAAAGAGATTATTAGTTGAAATTAAAGCATTACGAAATGATATAGGTGGAAGAGTAGGAGTCCTAGAAAAATACAGATGGATTATCCTAGGTGGATTTATTGCTATAGGTTGGATTTTATCTAAAAACTTCAAGTTTATAATGCAAATGATGTCAGGAACTGGTATCAGTTAGACCTCCGAAAAACTAGACGCAAACCTAACTTTTTAGGTGCGTGGAAGATCGGCGGTGATTTTTTGACTTAAAAAGTCGGTTCAGATTACGCTTGACTTTTTAACACAAATGTAGTATAGTGAATACTGCTATGTCAAGTTATATTGATCTAAAATTTATTAATGATCTGTCTGGTAGATTAACGCAGTTTAAAAAGAAAACTGATTATCTATTTAATTTCAGATGTCCGCATTGTGGTGATTCGAAGAAATCAAAAACAAAAGCGAGAGCATATCTTTATAGAGTAAAAAATGATATGTTCTTTAAATGTCATAATTGTGGACAAGGACAGAATTTCGCCAATTTTTTAAAATTTGTAGACCCTACTTTATATTCAGAATATATTTTAGAACGCTACAAGGGTTCGGCACCTGCGACACCAACGCCAAAGTTTGATTTTAAACCAACGAAGTTTAAAGATCAGACAATACTAGATGATCTAAAATCTATATCTGATTTACCTGAAGATCATCCTGCTAGATTATATTGTATTAAAAGAAAGATACCTAAAAAGTATTTTGATATTCTATATCTATGTAATAAGTTTATGACTTTAGTTAACAAAGTAAAACCTAAAACTTACAAAGTTATTAAAGATCATCCTAGACTTATTATACCGTTTTTTGATACAAGTGGAAAATTGTTTGCTTTTCAAGGTCGTGCTTTCGGCAATGAACAACCAAAATATCTAACGATCAAATTAGATGAGAACAAACAAAAAATATATGGTCTGGAACGAATTAACTTTACAAAAGAGGTTAAAATCGTTGAAGGTCCGATTGATAGTTTATTTATTGATAATTGTCTTGCTGCCGCTGGTGCAGATTTATTTTTAAATAATAAAATACCAAACGAAAAAGTTTTATACATATTTGATAACGAACCTCGGAATAAAGAAATCGTTGACAGAATGTATAAAGTGATTGAAAAGAATTTTAATATTGTTGTATGGCCAGAAGACATACAACTAAAAGATGTAAACGATATGATTATGAATGGTTATAGTATTTCTGAAGTTGAAGATATTATAAGTAAAAATACTTACAACAAATTATCGGCATTAACTAAATTAACTCACTGGAAAAAGGTTTAACGGAGGATTATGGTACAAGAGATTATTAATGTAGTGAAAAGAGGTAACCGAGGTAAAGAACCTTTAAACATTGAAAAGATACACGATATGGTAGAGTATGCCGTAGAAGATATAAAAGGTGTATCATCTTCACAAGTAGAAATGCAAAGTGGTCTACAATTTTATGATGGAATGTCAACAGATGAAATTCAACAAATTTTAATTAAGTCTGCCGCTGATTTAATTTCTTTAGAAAATCCTAACTATCAATATGTTGCTGCTAGACTATTACTTTATAGTTTAAGAAAACAAGTTATAGATAAACTTTGGGATCACCCACACTTATACGATCAAATTAAAAGAGGTATAGAAAAAGGTGTTTATGATTCTTCTATAATGGAAAATTATGAGAAAAGAGATTTTGATAGAATGGAAGGTTGGATCAATCACAATAGAGATTATGATTTTACCTATGCAGGATTAAGACAAGTTATTGACAAGTATCTAGTACAAGATAGATCAAGTGGTGAAGTTTTTGAAACACCACAATTTATGTATATGATGATTTCTGCTACACTATTTGCTAAGTATCCTAAAAATAAAAGAATGTCATATGTTAAAAAATACTATGACGCAATATCATCATTTAAAATAAACATACCAACACCAGTAATGGCAGGTGTAAGAACACCTATTAAACAATATGCAAGTTGTGTATTAGTAGATTCAGATGATACTTTACCAAGTATCTTTTCAAGTGATATGGCAATTGGTAGATATGTTGCTCAAAGGGCAGGTATCGGTATCAATGCAGGTAGAATAAGAGGTATCAATAGTAGAATAAGAGGTGGAGAAGTACAACACACAGGTGTTATTCCGTTTCTTAAAAAGTTTGAATCAACCGTTAAATGTTGTACACAAAACGGTGTAAGAGGTGGTTCTGCTACCGTACATTTTCCTGTTTGGCACCAAGAAATAGAAGACATTATAGTTTTAAAAAACAATAAAGGTACTGAAGATAATAGAGTTAGAAAATTAGATTACTCTATACAACTATCTAAATTATTTTACGAAAGATTTATTAATGAAGAAGATATAACTTTATTTTCACCACACGAAGTACCTGAATTATATGAGGCGTGGGGTACACCACAATTTGATGAACTATACGAAAAGGCAGAAAGAAAATTATCTATATCTAAAAAGAAAGTATCAGCACAAGATTTATTCTTTGACATATTAAAAGAAAGAGCAGAAACAGGTCGTATTTACATTATGAATATAGATCATTGTAATACACACTCCTCTTTTAAAGACAGAATAACAATGTCAAATTTATGCCAAGAAATTACCCTCCCAACAGAACCCATACAACACATTGATGGCGAAGGTGAAATCGCTTTATGTATTTTATCTGCTATCAATGTGGGGTTAATAGACAAGAGGGACGAGTTAGAAAACTTATGTGATTTAGCAGTAAGGTCTTTAGATGAAATTATAGATCATCAAAAGTATCCTGTTTTAGCAGCAGAAATTTCTACAAAGGCAAGAAGAAGTTTAGGTGTAGGTTATATAGGACTTGCACATTATCTTGCTAAAAAAGGATACAAGTATGAACATAAACTTGCTTGGAGACAAGTTGATAAACTTACCGAGGCATTTCAATACTTTTTATTAAAAGCAAGTAAAGAAGTTTCACAAGAAAAAGGTAGATGTGAATACTTTAATAGAACAAAATATTCCGATGGTATTCTTCCCATTGACACTTATAAAAAAGAAGTTGATGAACTAGTTAACAATCGTCAATATACTTACGATTGGGAATGGTTAAGGAAAGAAATTAAAACTCACGGCCTACGACATAGCACACTCTCGGCCCAAATGCCATCAGAATCCTCTAGTGTGGTTTCAAATGCTACAAACGGCATTGAACCACCTAGAGATTATTTAAGTGTTAAGAAAAGTAAAAAAGGTCCTTTGAAACAAATTGTTCCTGATTACAAAAGATTAAAAAATAATTATAGTCTATTGTGGGATATGAAAGAAAACGAAGGATATATAAATATCGTTGCAGTAATGCAAAAGTATTTTGACCAGGCAATATCTGGTAATTGGTCATACAATCCTGAAAATTATGAAGACAATCAAGTACCTGTATCAGTAATGGCACAAGACTTATTGACAACATATAGATTAGGTTGGAAGACTTCTTATTATCAAAATACTTATGACGCTAAAAAAGATATTGACGAACCAGTACACGACATTGGTTGGATAGATGAAACAAAACAACCCGAACAAAAAGAGGAAGACGAGAATTGTGACTCGTGTACAATATAAATGAAATCAGTATTTAACAAAGATAAAAATTTAGACGCAACAAAACAATCAATGTTTTTTGGTCCTGACCTTGCAGTACAAAGATATGATACTATGAAGTATCCTATTTTTGATAAACTAACTCAACAACAATTAGGATATTTTTGGAGACCTGAAGAAGTGTCTTTACAAAAAGATAGAAACGATTACCTAGAATTAAGAGAAGAACAAAAGTTTATCTTCACATCAAACTTAAAGTATCAAACTATGTTAGATAGTGTACAAGGTAGAGGACCTTGTTTAGCATTTTTACCTTTCTGTTCTTTACCAGAATTAGAAAGTGCTATTATAACTTGGGACTTTATGGAAACAATTCATAGTAGAAGTTATACATACATTATTAAAAACTTATATTCACAACCAAGTGATGTATTTGATACTATTATACAAGATGAAAAGATTGAAAAAAGAAGTAAGTCAGTAACTAAAACTTATGATGAACTTATTGAATTAGGATATAAATGGGCAACAGATCAAAAAGTTGATCTATATGAACTAAAGAAAAAATTATATCTTGCAATGGTAACGGTAAATATATTAGAAGGTTTAAGATTCTATGTATCATTTGCTTGTTCGTTTGCATTTGGTGAATTAAAGAAACTAGAAGGTTCTGCTAAGATTATATCTTTTATTGCTAGGGACGAAAGTCAACACCTTGCAATGTCGCAAAGAATAATTAATAACTGGAAAGATTTTGAGAAAGATAAAGACTTTACAAAAATTATAAAAGAAACTGAAAAGGAAGTTTATACAATGTATGATGAGGCAGTACAAGAGGAGAAGCGTTGGGCAACTTACTTATTCTCTAAAGGTTCTATGATAGGTTTATCAGAAAAACTATTACATAAATTTGTAGAATATACAGCAAATAGAAGAATGAGAGCAATACAATTAACACCTGCTTATGAAACAAAAACAAATCCTTTACCTTGGACAGATCATTGGTTGAATAGTAAAGGAACACAGAATGCACCACAAGAAACAGAAATAGAATCTTATGTGATTGGTGGCATAAAACAAGATGTTAAAAAAGATCAATTTAAAAAGTTTAAATTATAATGGAAAAAGTAGAAAAACATTGTTCTAATTGCAACACTAAATATAGCATAACTTGGGACGAAGAAAAGAATGAAAATCAACAACCTTGGACTTGTCCTTTTTGTGGTTATGAGGTAGAAGATGAGGAAGATATAGGAAGTGAAATACCAGATGAGGCAGAACACGATAGTTGGAATTGATTATAGTTTAACCAGTCCTTGTGTCTGTATTAATGATGGAAAAAATATTATGTTTTATTATTTGACAAAGAAAAAGAAACACCTAGGTAAAATTGCTAATAATATTATTGGCGAAGAACATAAAGAATACAATACACCCATAGAAAGATTTTCTAATATATCTAATTGGGCAATCAAAAAATTTCATATAATAGGACATAATCTAAAAGTATTCATAGAAGGATACTCTTACGGTTCTAAAGGTCAAGCATTATTTCAAATTGCCGAGAATTGTGGTATACTTAAATATCAATTACAAGAACGAAACATACCTTACGACATAGTTGTACCTAGTGTTGTTAAAAAATTTGCAACAGGTAAAGGTAATGCTGATAAGGATATGATGTACGAAGCATTTAATAAAGAAACTAAAATTGATTTGAAGAAACTATTTGATACTGAAAAAGTAGGTAACCCTATATCAGATATTGCAGATAGTTATTTTATACAAAAGGTTGGAAATGAAAATAGCAGTAGTAACTAGTCTTAACAGAAAACTATACGAGTATTACGCACATAGATTTTACAAGACATATAACTGGCCATTTGATTGTTATATTTACCACGAAGGTTGGATACCTGAAATTGATCCTGAAAGAAATATATTCCACAGAGATATACACGACACAAATCCTACACTAAAAGACTTCATAAAAAGAAACGAAACTAGAAATCAATTCAGTACAATAAAAGGTACTGATAATAGTCAAATTGTATATGGTTTAGATTTTATTAAAGACGCAATAAGATTTAGTTATAAAGTATATGCAAAGACACATTTAATGCTAGAAGGTAATTATGATTATGTTTTTTGGATTGACGCAGATGTAATGTTCAAAAGAATAATGACCGAAGAAATAATATTAAGAGATATATTACCTGAAGATAAAGCGATTTGCTACCTAGAAAGACCTGCCCCACCATTTTATCCTGAATGTGGATTTGTAGGTTATAATCTAACTAATAAACATACACAAAGATTTGTACAAGAATTAAGAAACACATACGAACAAGATTTACTTTTCAATGAAAAACAATGGCACGATTCATATGTTTGGAATGAGGTAAGAAAAAGAACTTTGAATGGTCAACCGCAGATGGATTTGACAGGTAGAAGAAAAGATGGTCACGTGTGGCCAGAATCAATAATCGCACCTTACACGGCGCATTTAAAAGGTAAAAGAAAAAAAGATGCTGGTGTTGATGAACGAGATAAACAAGTCAATGAAGGAGATTACAATGACTAATTTATATATGGGTGGTGAAGATTTACCAGATGATTATGTTGATGAAAATGGTGCTCACTACAATGTAAACGAAAACAAAAGTGTGCCTGAAGATACAACACACGAACACGATAGAACTTATGAGAACGAAGGTGCTAGAGATTTAAGTCCTATGGTTCAAATTTCTATTAAAGAATACGATAAGTTAAAGGAACAAAACAAATATATTACTGATCCTGCTTTAATTGGTATGATAGATAAGATGGAGTTTTTCCTAAAAGAGTTGAGGAAACACATAGTAAGAAAACTATAATGGCATACGATTACGAACTAAATCAGAAACCTAAATCTTCACAAGAAGAACGAGATAAACTTATGAAAGAGTTTTTAGAAAAAGGTGGCAAGGTTGAGAAATGTGAACCAGGTTATCCTCTTAATGTAGGTAGTTTAGATAAGAGTAAAAAACCATCGTGGACTAGACAAGAAATTAAAGAAGGTAAAACAGGTAATACACCTATGCCAGATTTAAGTACATATAAACCAGGTTCATACCACGATCACCCACCAAGTGGAAACAATCCACCTCGTTGGGAATATCAACCACCTAATAAATTGGCAGGTAAATAATGATTAGAGTTTTTATTGGATATGATGATAATGAAAAAGTAGCATTTAGTGTATTGAGTCATAGTTTACTTAAACACTCTACACAACCTATTGCTATTACGCCTATAAGATTACAAAATATAAAAGATGTATTTGTAAGAGAAAGATTAAAGATACAATCAACTGAATTTGCATTTAGTAGATTTTTAGTACCTTATCTATGCAACTATTCAGGACACGCAATCTTTATGGATTGTGATATGTTATCTCGGTCAGATATATCAGCATTGTGGCGACAAAGAACTACAAAGTATGCTGTTCAATGTGTACAACACGATTATACACCAACTAGTACGGTTAAGTTTTTAAATCAACCACAAACACCTTACCCTAAAAAGAATTGGTCTAGTATGATGATATTTAATAATGCTAAATGCACAGCACTTACACCAGATTATGTAAATAGTGCTACAGGATTAGAACTTCATCAATTTAAATGGTTAGAAAATGAAGAATTAGTAGGTAAGGTTGACGAAGAATGGAATTGGTTAGTAGGTGAATATGAACACAATCCTAATGCAAAATTAGTACACTACACCGAAGGTGGACCATACTTTAAGAACTACAAACATTGTGATTATTCCGAAGAATGGTTTGACACATTTAAAGAAACAACAAGAACGGATATGTAATGGATAATTTATACGAAATATATTTGGATCAGGCAAAGTTAATGCACCAGGATCCTAAAGTCTGGAAAGGTCATATGATAAAAAGATATATGCCACAGATAAAAGAAATAATAGAAAAATATAATGTAGATACAATACTAGATTATGGATGTGGTAAAGCACAACATCATCCTGATGGTTGGAATAGTTACAAGTATGATCCAGCAGTACCTAAATTTGAAAAGAAACCAGAGGCAGGTCGTAAGTTTGATTTAGTAATTTGTATTGATGTATTAGAACACATACCAGAGGCAGATTTACCTAGAATAATAAAAGAGATATTTGATTATTCAGGCAAGTATGTATTTGCTACAGCAGCAGTTAAAGAGGCAGGTAAAACATTACCTAATGGTATGAATGCTCACGCAACGGTAAGACCACAAGAATGGTGGAACGAATTATTTGCACAATATTATGAGGACCCATATAAAAACTTTACTTTAGATTTTACAACTAAAAAACCAACAAAGAAAAAGAAATATAATATTACATAATGAAAGAGATTGCTGTTTACGCCAATACTTGTGCTTTAGGTTCATATAAAGAATTATGGCCGAAAGCATTTTATCAAGGTCTTCAACATCATACAGATTGGAAGTCGTATTATATAACTAATAGAAAATTAACCGACGCTGAATACGCCTGGTGTTTTGCATATCAAGTAAAAGGTGATATAAAACAAAGTGATACAAGTCATAGAAGACAGATCATAGACAAATACGAACCTACTGGTAAGATATTCTTTTTAGATTCAGATGTATTAATATCATATGATGGATTTGAATTAGATAAACCTAGAATAAAAGCAATGACTTTAGCAAATAAAAGATGGACAAGACAACCTTATTCTAGTATATACGCAAATCAAGGTGCAAAATATTTTGAAAAAGAATTTATAGAAGGTGTAATGAATCGTTGGGAAGAAATTAAAAAACATAAGAACATAGAAGTAAAACCTTATAATGGTAAAGGTGAACATATTTTAATTACTTGTAATAGAGGAACAGAAGGTTATTCAGCAGAAAAGAAAAATGCAACAGAATATGCTATAGAAACAATAGAAGAAATAAGACGATATTCAAAACGACCTATTATAGTTAGATTTCATAGAGCATTATCAGGTACACAACAAAAAGATTTTGATAAATTAACAAATTATATTATGGGTAAAAAAGACATAACAATTCAATCAAAAGCAAATGGTAATTATCCAGACATTGTACCTGTAATAAAGAATGCTTATGCTGTATGTACTTGGTCATCATCTTCAGCGACACCAGCAATATGTGAAGGTAAACCACTATATGTAAAATCTAAAAATTGTTTCTTTTATGATATGAATAGTGGTGATTTAAAAGACATTGAAAATCCTGGTATACAGGATAAGAGAGATAAGTGGTTTGCTAATTATGCTGCTACTCATTATAATATAAAAGATTTATCAAGTGGTTATTATTTTGGTAAAGTTAAAAATTTGATATGATATGGTTACTTGCGTTGATAGAGTTAGAAAAAAAACAGATAAATTTTTAGATTCAATTTATAAATCAGATACTAAAAATGTTAAATATCTAAAAGATGATACAATAGATGTATCAGATAAATCTCCTCGTGTCTTTAGAGGTATCACTCGTATAGCAACAATTAAACAATGTTTAGATAACAATATAGATTTTTATTATATTGATACAGGATATATGGGTTGTTATCCTAAAAAAATATGGCATAGATTTACTAAAAATAATTTTCAAACATTAGATCATTTAAATTATGCACAATTAGATTTCTTAACTGACATAGGTTTACTTAAAAATAGATTTAGTAAAATTATGAAGATTGATTATGATAGTTATAAACCTAAACGACCAATTAACGGTGAGAGTATATTAATCATACCACCATCAGCAAAAGTATTAAGATGTTTAACCGTAAATGGACATACAGATTTTACACAAGAAGAATATATTGATTTTGTATCTAAAGAGATTAGAAAATATACTGATAAAAGAATTATTGTTAGACAGAAACCTAATAGGGATGAAAGAACTAAAAAAGGTCAGAATTTAAAAGATCAATTAATTAAAGATAAGGTACATTGTTTAGTAGCATTTAATAGTATCGCTGCCTTTGAGGCAATACAAGATGGTTATCCAGCAATAACATTAGGACCAAATGCTGCTAGTTTTTTATCAGAAAAAGAATTAAAGAATGTAGATAAACCTTATTTTGCAGATGACGATAAGATAAGAGAACATAGTTTATATCTTTCAGCGTGTCAGTTTCAAATGGAAGAATTTAGAAGTGGATACGCAGTAAAACAAATAGAACAATTACAACACGATCAAACATATAACAATTTTAAATATGAAATTAAAAAGTAAAATATCTTGCTCTGCTAGGTCAAAGGTTCCACACGGACCTATAGGACCTTATTTAGATACACATATAGAACGAGCAAAAAAGTTTTCTAAATTTGAATTTGATTATGAAGATGTGGATTGTATGTATGGACAAGTAGATGAATATATTCCATTATATGGAGGAAGACCTGCTTTATATCCAGAGATAAGCAAAGACAATGTAAAATGGTTGTACGATAAAGGAATTGGTGTTAAATTAACTTTACAAAATAAAACACCAACGGAAGAAGCATATAAAGAAAGTAAATCAGCATTAAAAGAATATAATAGAAATGGTAATGCAGTTATAGTCTTTAGTGATAAGTTAGCAGAATGGATTAAAAACGATTTTCCTAATTATAAAATAGAGGCAAGTTGCATACAAGATATTACAACCAATGAACAATATGAAAAGAAAGTTGCATTAGGTGTATATGATACAATTGTTTTACCTATTCATTGTAATGATGATATAAAATTTATAGAAAGTATTGAAAGAAAAGATATGCTTAGATTGTTTATGAATATAGAATGCTCTTATAATTGTCCTAGTAAAACTTGTTATGGTACAACTTCTAAAATCAATTTATTGTTAAAAAAGAAGTTTGTTTGTAGTTTGATTCATTTAGGACAAGAACGAACTTTTTATAATGATGATATAAACTGGAGTGAATTTTATTTTGATTTAAAGAAATATGAAGCAATGGGTATAGAGAAATTTAAATTAGTTTATCCTAGTGAACAACAACAACGAACTGAATTAATGTATAAAAAAAATCATAAAATATTAGCAAAGGGTATGCCTTTAAAATGATAAAGTTTTTTGTACCTGGTTATGATAGTAAACGTGCCTCATATAGATTTAGAGCAAAGATACCTTTACAAGGTATGAGACCTGGAGATGGTATAATTAGAAATTTAAAAGAAGCAACTAAAGATGACATTGTTGTTTTAGCAAAGAAATCAACTCCTAAAGATTTATTTTATTTAAAAGAACAAGGTATAAAATGTGTTTATGATATATGCGATAATAAATGGAAAAAACAAATATCACCAGATTGGGTTGATAGAGTAATTAAACCACACAATGTTATATGTGCTAATGCAAATGCAATTGTAACCACTTGTTTGAGTATGCAAGAATTAATTAGAAAATATGTAGGTAGAGATTCTATTATTATTGAGGATCCAGTAGAAGCAATAAGAGAAGAACCTAGAATTGCTTTAAAGAGTAGAAGATATATTAATATATTTACTTTTGGAAATAGTAAACATTTTGATAAGATTATGTGGAACGACTTGATTAAAATATTTACAGAAGCAGAATTACAATTTAAAATAATTGCTATGATAGATAGAAGTAAAAAATACATAAAAATGTATTCAGATCAAATTGTAAATGGTAGAATGGAAATATATGAATTTGATCTTAAAAAACAATATGAATTAATGAAAGAAGCAGATATAGTTTTTTTACCTATTGTAATTAATAGTAAGAGTGCTATAAGTCATATTAAAGGTAAAAGTCCTAATAGAATAATGGACGCATTATATTCAGGTAAACCTGTAATTACAAATCACGGTGTTGATACTTGGAATCAGTTTAGAAAATATGCTGAATTTGTAGGATTTGCAAGATCAATTAATTACGTTGCATTTGCTAACACTTTTAAAATGTTAATAAATATGCGTAAGTCAGATATTAGTAAAAAAATTATTGAAGGACAAAATTATATAAGAGATTATCATACGCCAGAAATTATTGGCAAACGATGGATTGATTTAGAAAATAAAGTGGGTAGAACAGGATTTTAGATGAAAAGAATATTATTAACAGGTGGTGCAGGTTTCATAGCACATCATACAATCAGACATCTATTACAAAAAACAGATTGGGAAATAGTTTCATTAGACAGACTAGATTACTCTGGCAATTTAAATAGAATTGCAGATATGATGAATGAGTTTGATAAAGAAACACAAAAGAGAGTAAGAATAGTTTACCACGATTTACGAGCAGAGGTAAACGAAATGTTAACAGCAGATTTAGGTAAGTTTGATTACATAGTACATATGGCTGCCTCATCACACGTAGATAGATCAATAGAAGACCCTATGTGTTTTGTTTTAGATAATGTAGTAGCAACTTGTAATGTATTAAACTTTGCTAGAAAACAAGAAAATTTAGAAAGATTTATTTACTTCTCAACAGACGAAGTGTTTGGTCCAGCACCTAAAGGTGTTAACTATAAAGAGAGAGATAGATATAATTCTACAAATCCATATAGTGCTACAAAGGCAGGTGGTGAAGAACTTGCAGTAGCATTTCAAAACACATATGATATGCCAGTTTATATTACTCACACAATGAACGTGTTTGGTGAAAGACAGCATCCTGAAAAATTTATACCAATGACTATTAAAAATGTTGCAGAAGGTAATATGGTTACTATTCATAGTGATAGAGATAAGAAAGTACCAGGTAGCAGACACTACATACACGCTAAAGATGTTGCAGATGGTTGTTTATTCTTATTACAAAATCAAAACAAGATAGATCAATTAGAACAAGATTATGGTGGGGCAAAGTGTCCTAAATTTAATTTAGTAGGACCTGTTGAGTGGGATAATTTAGAACTAGCACAAAAGATTGCTAGGGCACAGAATAAAGAACTCAAATATAAAATGGTAGACTTTCATACTAGTAGACCAGGACACGATTTGCGTTATGCTTTAGATGGTAACTTGATGAAAGAGTTAGGTTGGGTACCAGAAATAAGTATTGACGAAAGAATTAATCAAGTTGTTCAATGGACATTAAATAATGATAGGTGGTTAAAAATATGAAATTTGTAAAAGGTTGGTATCTACCAGATTCAGATACGCATTTTGAACATTATATTAAAGATGGTGGTTATCAAACTATTCATAGAGAAACAATATTAAATTATATAAAAAGTAAAAAAACTAATTTAATGAATTGTATAGACATAGGTTCACATATAGGTTTTTGGTCAAAAGATTTTACTGAAGTTTTTAATCATACATATGCTTTTGATCCTATACCACAAGTAAGAGAATGCTATGTAAAGAATATTACAAATACTAATTACACATTATATCCTTATGGTTTAGGTAGAGAACAAAAGAATGTATTAGTATTTTATGATCCTGAATTAACAGGTAACACACACGCTAGCGATAGAGGTAATATAGATATAGAAATTAGAACATTAGATAGTTTTAATTTAGAAGACATAGATTATATTAAGATAGACGCAGAAGGTTATGAAATAGAGGCATTGATAGGTGCTAGAAAACTTATTGAGAAATGTAAACCTTTTATACACATAGAGGCAAAAAAGAAAGTAATGGTAAAACAAAATATAACAATGAAAGATATTGAAGATTACTTTGAAAGTATTAATTATAAACAAGTATTATCTGTTAAGTCAGAATTACTTTATACACCAAAATGATTATAACACATAAATTAAATTGGGATAAATGTCTATCTCACCAGATTTGGCCAGCAATAAAAAAAGGTTGGAAAGATGAAGATAAACCTATACACTTTTTTTGGGGTTTAGCAGGTGCAAATATAGGAGAGATTAGAAAGTGTGTAGAAAACAAAGAAGAATATTGGTTTGTAGATACAGGTTATATATCAAGTCAGATTACTAGATATCCTGAACCTAAAATACTAGACGAAAAAAGAACTTACTTTAGAATATGTAAAGGTAGTTTTCATACTAATTTAGGTAAAGTTAATACACCTGCTAGATATGAGAAATTAATAAAATTAGGTATAGACGCAGAATTTAAAGGTTGGCGTGCTGACGATAGAGGTAAACATATATTATTATGTCCATCTTCACAAATGGTTACATATCATTTAAATGGTATATCACAAAAAGAGTGGGTAGAAATAGCAAAACAAGAGATTAGAAAACATACAGATAGAGAGATTAGATTTAGAAATAAACCTAGACCAGGTAATGAGTGGTGGGATAAAGATATTAAAAAAGATTTAAAAGATTGCCACGCATTAGTAACCAATTATAGTCTATCTGCTTTTGACGCTTTATTTAACTATGTACCTGTATTCGCAGAAGCAAATAGTGTAATGGGTCCTGTAACTAGTAGAGATATTAGTAAGATAGAAAAACCATTAAAACCAGGTAGAAAGACTATGGAAGAGTGGTTAAAGTTTGTTGCAGAAAATCAATTTACTTTAGATGAAATGGCAGATGGTACAGCATACGAAACACTAAAATATCAAAATGAATAATGTAGTTTGTTTATATTGGGGAAACAAGTATAAAACAGAATATGTGAATATTCTGTACAATATGACACAAAGACATTTAACCGTACCTCATAAATTTATCATTTATACTGAACACACTAAAATGCAAAAATTAGTGAAAGGTGATAATATAGAAGTAAGAAAATTACCATTCCACGATTATGAACATTGGTGGAATAAACTTACTTTGTTTAGTCCTGAAGCAAACCTAGAAGGTGATTGCTTATACTTTGATTTAGATGTAGTAATTTTAGAAAATATAGATTGTTTTTTTACACACTCAAAAGATAAACAAGTTGTATTGATGAGAGATTTTAATAGATCAACACAAGGATTTAATTCAAGTATAATGAGATTTAATAATAATGTAATGACACCTTGTGTATGGGAACCTTTTTTAAAAGAAAGGAAAACTTTGCAAAAACTACAAGGTGACCAAAATGTTATATCACAATGTATCAAACAAACACCCGATAAATTTGATTGTTTTCCAGATGAATGGACTTTTTCTGCTAAATGGTATGATAGAGATAATCCTAGATTTCAAAAATCAAAGTTTACCTTTGAACGATATCCAGGTTCTAAAGTCGCAGTATTTCACGGAAAACCTGATCCTAACCAACTCGCTAATCCACATCCACACGAATCATATGACCCAAAAGCGATAGAATGGGTCAAAAACCATTGGAAATAAAGGGTGTTCTCCTTTTGTTCTTTTTAATACTTCAAAAAACCTAGTAAAATCAACACTTTTTAGTGCTTGACTTTTCGTGCCATTGTGATATTATAATAGTATGAATAAAAAACAATTAATCACTAACACAAAGGATACACTATGTCAAAAGTAAAACAATGGGCAGAAAATACTGCCGAAAAAGCAGTTGATAAAATTATCAATCAAGTTAAACAAAACTTAATTACAAAAGAAACAGCAAAAACAGATATTATGAATGTTGAGAATGTTGCAATGACAGGTATTGACGAACACAATGTTGACGAAGTTATTGATATGGAGACTGCTTAATGAATAACAAATTAGATCAAAAGAAACTTAACGATATTTACTTTGAAGGTAAACCTATGTATGATAAAGTAAACGGTGGTACTTTCAACGTAGTTTATATGAGAGAGTATATAGATCCAGAAAATGAGTGTGAAACTTTTGGTGCTTATGAAACTATTTACAGAAATGTACCTAATAAGTATAGATCAAAATTTGATAATGAAAAAATGAAAATGAAGATGTTGAAATATTGTGATTGGAACTATAAAGATATGGCAACTAATTATACTAATGTTTCTAATATAGAATTTAAAACAGAAAAAGAATATTATACTTCTTACTATGATGTATTTGGTAATGTTGTTGATTCTGAAAAAGATAAAAAAAGAATGTTTAATGATTACGGTCAATGTTGGGATAGATCATCTTTAAGAAAAGATTTTAATCCTAAATTAACTAGATCAAAAGTTTTACATTATAATAATAAAGAGGTAAACTAGTGAAATATAACGAAGACAAAATAATTAAAGAAATATCAGATTATATTAAATCAACCTATACTGAACATTATAGTACAACAAAAGATGGTTTTCAAGTACAAGATATGTTAAGACATTTAGGTATTGATAAAGATTTCTGCCAGGCAAATGCTATTAAGTATCTTGCTAGATTCGGTAAGAAGAACGGTAGAAACAGAAAAGATTTATTAAAAGCAATTCACTATATCGTATTGCTAATGAGTAGTGAAAACAAATAGGAGGACTAATGGCAAAAGTAGAAACAGATGTATATACATTTAAAGATGATGTAGGTAAAAACCTATACAGAAAGACAACATACTATACACTTAAAGTTGAACAAGATGTATTGGCAAAAGATAAAGATGAGGCAGATCAAAAGTTTTTAGATCACGGTGGTATAAACCATAGTAAGATAGGTAAAGATATAACAGACGCCAACGAAGGTGTTGAAACATATATGGTAGACGCTAACTATACAGATTGCGAAACATCAAAGTATATCGGTAAAGTTAAATATGATACTGATACTTACAATCAAACTTTAGAAGAGGCAATGGAGGCAGAAGATATACACATTGATACGTGGGCAGATGAAAACGAACCACATCAATTAACTAAAATTAAATTAGTAATGACACCTGAAGAAGAAGATAAGAATGCTGGTGTTGTAAGAGATAAAGAAGGTAATGTTTTATCAGAAATTACAATGACAGATAAAGAACTATCAGATGTTGATGTTGCTTTGAATTTAGAAGCAGAAAGTAAATTAGGTAAATAATGAGTATTGACGTATTAGGTTATTCTTCACACGATTGGCGTAAGCATACAGACAGCGCTGTTGTAGTTGATGATAAAGTAGAACACAAATCATTAAAAGTAAATGATAGTAGAGTTATTTTTGTTCATCCTAAAACATTAAAAGAGGAAACGGTAGATGTTTCTAGGTTGATAAGAGTATTTGTAAACAATATTGAGAGTCACAAGAGGAGTGTAAAATAACTATGGAACTAATAGGATTAGGTGTGATTGGTTGTATTTTAACCGTAGTTGGTTTTGGAATTGCTTATTATATAGGATCCAGACAAAACAAACCTAAAGAAAAATTAACAAGTGTACAACAATCATTGAGAGATTTATGGAAGATATAATACAACTGAAAGTTGCAAATAATGGGTGATGTACTACTCGTGGAGGGGTCGAATCGTCAATCCTCGGTCATCCTCGGACGATTAAATATGAGAAAATCGTTGATTTTACTCACTTTTTTAATGCTTGACAAAAGCAACGATTTATGATACTATTAACAGATATATTAACAAAAACAGAAGGAAAAATACACTATGTCATTTAAATACGATAAAAACAACTTATTCAAAGAGTTTGAAGTTGCTAAACAGAAAGATATTAAATTATCAAAATTAGACACATTAGAAGATAAAGAAAATGATGTTTATAAAAATAGAATACAATTCTTTAAAGATCATATAGAACTAAAGAAAACAAATCCATCATACTATTCAGATTTAGATGTAAATTTTGACGCTTTGTTGAGTGCTTACTTAACAACTGATCCTAGAGAGACCTTTTATCAAAAAGTGTTCGGTAAATCATTTGCTGAAGTAAGAGCAGATTCAATCCCACAATCAGTTAACGATTAATGAAAAAAATCAAAGAGAAATATAAAAGTATAATGCGACCGTCTTTTCTAAAGACACTTAAAGGATTCAAATTTCCTGATTTGACTTTAGACATAAACGGTCTTAAAAGAAATTCTATACCTACAAGTGATAGAATCCCAGGTGCGTGTGTAAAGAGAACTTTACCAAAAGTTACACTACCTGCTGGTAAAACTATCGGTATTGCTTACAACAAAGGTAATTATCAAGTTGTTGACGCTGCCGATTTTAAATCAATGGGAAGGAAAGTATAGTTATGAAAAAACTATTAGCGATACTTTTTCTTGTTGCAGTATTCAGTTTACAATATGTTGCTGAAACTATGGCAGAGGAAAAGAAGACGATAACTCCACAAGAGTTTGGTACAGCGATTGCTGAAACACCAGGTAAACTTGTTAACTTTATTTCAAGTGAAGTTGATAAGACAAAAGAATATCAAAAGAAAACTTGGTCAGAGGCAAAGACGAAATGGCCGTGGAACAAGATATTCAAAGGTAACCAATAATGATTGGTGATTTTGTGTGTACGAGTGCTAATGATGGCACACATTTATTCAGACCTATTTCTGCTAGAGCACAAACGCTTTGGCAGGAAAAAGGTTTTAATAATTATGTGATTGATAATAACGAAGATTATTACATTGTTAAAAGTGTGAATAGTCAGAAAATTTGTGATGAGATTAGAAAAAATAATATGGATTTTACTAGTTAGTTTATCGCTAACTAATTGTGCTAACATAAACCGATCCGAGGTAGGTGCTGGTTTAGGTACGATCACAACTACAGCAGGTTGTGTTGAATTGGGTGCAACTGATCCTTATGTGATTGCTGGTTGTGCTGTTGTAGGTGCTTTTGCAGGTGCAGAAATTATGTATAAGAGTGATTATGATGTACACAATGCTGTATTTGTAGATCATTTAAATAATGGTCCTACTACACAAAGTTATTCAAATTGGTTTAATTCAGAAACAGGTAATTCAGGTATAATTAAGATTACAAAATCTTATGTTGAAGGTCCTATTAAATGTAAAGATTATGACGCAACAATTGATATTGCTAATCAATGGCCACTTATAGGTATTGGTGGAGTTAATAGAAAAGTTGTATTTGGTACTGCTTGTCAGACACCAGATGGAAAGTGGTTTGAAAGACGATAATGGATCCTAGAAATTTTAAAGTTTATATGTACGCTACGTTAATAATGATTACGGTACTATTGTTTATGGAAGTAGCGTGGGGTTGTGTAGATTGTGATTTAAATAAAAAAGCATTTGAAAAAGATATTAAAGTTATTTCAGTAGAAGGTGATATTGATAATATTAATTACGACAAGGTTACCACAATACTAGAAAAATTAGAGAAGGCAGATAACAATGTCTATTATGATAAGATTAAAACAATAGAACCTAAAAAAGTAGATGGTCAATATTGCTATGTTAAGATAGTTATTAAACAAAAAGGTGATACTATTGTTAAAGAAGAAATTTTGGAGTGTGCCGATGGTAGAAGAAAGTTTGATGGTCCTAGTTATTGGGAACTATTTGCTCAATTCTATTACCGAGATATATACACGCCAGAATATTGCCGATATTATAGTCGGCCAAAACACGCTTTTAAGTCGTTCGGAAAAGTGTGTATGAACAAGGACGGTGAATGGGAGGTAAAATGATTAAAAATTTAATCATAATTGGACTCTTTGCCATTGTATTTACTCAAACGGACATTGGAATTACTGATGTTTTCAACTATGTTGAATTAGCGCTTGACAAACTACAAGAAATGGTATATACTATGAAAAGGAGTGTGTAAAGTAAATGATGAAACAAATGAAGATATTATCAGTTATAGCAATGTCAGTATTGCTGACCAATTGTGCTGGTAATTATAAGATAAAGTCAGAAAAAGGTAATGTTGTTGACAAAGTACCAAGTTGGTATATGGCAGACATTAACGATTCCAAGGCGTGTGATAAGAAAATCTTTGGAAAAGATAAGAACAAAGTTTGTATCTACGGAGTAGGTACTGCTGTGTCTCCAGACTTGAACCTTGCAATAGAAAAAGCAAAAATGCTTGCAAAAGCAGAACTTGCCGATATTATTAAAGGTGAAATGAACAAGAAATCTAGTCAGTTTATAACTGAATTAGGTAAGACAGAAACTAAAACTATTGTTAGTGAAGTTGAGTCGGTTCTTGTTAACATAATTAAGGATACTAAAGTTAGAGGATATGAAATCTTTGAACAAGATGTAACCTTAACAAAGAATGGATATTATCGTGCTTGGATAGGGTTAAGACTTCCAATGGGTGAGTTTAACAAAATGTATAACTACACTATTGAAGAAGCGGTTGACGCCTATAATTTAAAAGATAAGGCGAATGTCGCCTACGAGAACCTAGTAGGTAATGATGATGACAATAATAATATACAGCAAAACTAATTGCGTCTATTGTACCAAGGCGAAAGGGTTATTAAATAATCTTCGCCTTGACTACACAGAAAAGACTTTAGAAAAAGATTTTGGGTCAGACCCGAGTAAGATGTTAGAAGACATTGGTAAAAATGTAAGACAAATGCCACAGATAAAAATTAATGGAGAGTTAATTGGTGGTTATAATCAACTTGTAGAATTTTTTGAAAAACAAGGGAAAGTGAATTTTAAAGGTGAGATCAAATAAAATGGCAGATGATGGTAAAATAATACCGTTTCCTACTAACAAGATTGTAAATCCTAGAACAAGAGAACTAGATGAACAACGTAGAAAAATGGGTGAGAAGGTTGCTAAACAAATACAAGAACAACAAACTAAAAAATTTGTTGAAACTGCCGTTGATGATATTAGTATGGGACTATTAAAACACTTTGTAGATTTAGCAATGAAAACAAATCAACCTAATTTTACAAAAGATTTAGCATTATTAGTAGATGTAATGCGTGGTATGATTTATAGAGATTTTAAAATACCACATCCTGCTCAGAAATTAGCAGATAAGATGGTACTATTAAAAACAAATAGGGCAGGTACCGTATCAGCAAAAATTAATTATACTGATATATTAGATAATAAAACGCCTGTAAGAAATAACAGACCTATTTCAGGTGATGTTAATAAAGAATTAAAGGATCTAAATGATACACAAGGTTTTTTTGAACCTGATGGAGATTTAGATGACTAAAAGAATTGCACAAGCAATCGCCGTGTCTGGTTGTAAAATTGACAGAAAGAGAGGGTTAAACACTAATGTTTAATTTTTTTAACAATAATAAAGGAGAAGAAGATATGGCAAATGCTAGAACTTCAAAAACTACAAAGATCAGAAACCTGTTTGAAACAGGTGTTGATGTTTCTTGGAAAACTTTAAGAAACAGATTTGATCTTAAATCACCTGCCGCTATGGTAGGAAAATTAAGAAACGAAGGTTTAATGATTTACGAAAATAGATCAGCAAACGGAGTTTCTTTTAGAGTTGGTACACCTTCAAAAGCAATTTTGATCGCTGGTATGAACAAAGTGTTTGGTAAGCAAGTCGCTTATTCAGCATAATCTAAACTAGGTTTTGGGCGCTCAGATGCTGTATTACAGCAATTACAGCGCCCTAACCACTTCACTAAAATATTATGGCAACAAAAACAAAATTAATAAAGAAAAAAGATTACCAAGACTATGCAGATTGTATTAGAAGCGATCAGATTTCAGCAGCAGGTGTATTAGACCTAATGAAAGACAAAGCATTTTACAAATGGTATAAAAAGAAATATTTAAAATGATATTAGTAGACCTTAATCAAGTTTTAATCTCAAACCTAATGGCACAGGTAAGAGGCAAAGGTGATGTCAAACCTAATAAAGAAATGATAAGGTTTATGGTACTGAACTCATTGAGAGGTATCAATGTAAAGTTTAAAGACGAGTACGGTGTAATGGTACTTTGTTCGGACGCAAGTGATCCTTGGCGTAAAGAATTTTTTCCATTATATAAACATAGTAGAAAACAAGCAAGACAAGATGGTCCATTTGATTGGGATGAAATATTTAAGATTATAACAGATATTAAAAAAGAAGTACAAGAGAATTTTCCATACAAAGTAATGTATGTTGAGAATAGTGAGGCAGATGATATAATTGCTACAATTTGTAAATTACAAAAAGAAGATAAGTACCTGATTGTATCAGGTGACAAAGACTTTATTCAATTACATCATTATGGTAATGTATATCAATGGTCGCCTTTGTTAAAAGGTTTCATAGGTGAACAAGAGGATCCTATTAAATTTTTAAGAACACAAATAATAAAAGGTGATAGATCAGATGGTGTACCTAATATATTAAGTGATGATGAAATATTTGTAAGAGGTGAAAGACAGAAACCTATAAAAGCAAAACAACTAGAGGAGTGGTCTAATATAGACAACATACCTTTAGGATCAGAAACAAAAAAGAACTACAATCGGAACAAGAAACTTATTGACTTGTCCCAAATACCAAAAACGATAGAAACTAACATTATAAATAAGTATAACAACTATAAAGTAAAAGACAGGTCGCTCCTGTTGCCTTATTTTATAGGTAAAAAATTAAAGACATTGATAGATAAGATTAATGACTTTTAAACAATGAGGATATTATGGCTATAACAAATCAAGCAATCAATCAAGGTTTAAGCACCGAAGGATCAGGCGCTCCTACAGCACACGAAATCTTTACACAGATTAATAATGCTAAAGACAAACCTAAAAAGATTGCTATACTAAAAAAATACGACAACAAACCAATGAGGCAATTACTAAAAGCTGCCTTTGATCCTAAAATCAAATTTGATTTACCAGAAGGAAATCCGCCTTACATCAAAAACGAGGCACCTGCTGGAACAGAACATACAAGTCTTGCTATGGAAAGCAGAAAACTATATCACTTTGTTGTGGGTGGTAATAACACAATAAACAAGTTAAAAAAAGAAACTATGTTTATACAGATGTTAGAAGGATTACACGCTGATGACGCTGAAGTCCTAATGGCAATCAAAAACAAAAACCTTAATAATACGTATAAAGGTTTAACAGCAAATCTAGTTAAAGAAACATTTAATTGGAATGACGATTTCGTAAGAATCGCACAATAAACACGCATATTTAAAGGGGTGTTCACGCTTTGTTCTCATAGCACACCCCTAAAAACCCTTTAAAATCAACGATTATTAACGCTTGACTTTGGTCTATAAGTCTGATACTATAAATATATGAGAAAACAATTATTATACGTATTTTTAGCATTTGTATATATCTGGTCGTGGAGTATATTTAATGTTTTAAATGCAAATGAGAGAGTACAAAACACGACTGGTCATATTATCGTAGAGACCGTAAAAGGTACCGATATAGACCAAATGAAAGTATTAGAAGGTGAACTACAAAACTTAGCACATAAGTTTGCTTTAGAGATCATACCTATCATAGAGGCAAGTTTGCCTTTAATTATGGATAGAGTTATGACAGATTTGAGATTAGAATTAGATAAACAACACAAATGTTTATTACTAAAAGATAGTAAGATCAAAGACAAGGATTGTCAATGATAGAAATATTTTTAGAAATGCCGATGGAATTAAAAGTAATAATTTTATCGTGTATAACAATGGGAGTTATTCAAGTTATCAAAGATGAAAAAGAAAAAACTAGACAAAAATATGAGAGTGAAAAAAGTTTTGAAAAGAGAACTAGCGAGTAATCGTAAATACAAAACTACCTATAAAGACGTTAAAAAGTATTTCAAGGTGCTTAACAAAGCATTGTTTAAAAATATATTACAACCTTTCAATGATATTCAAATTAAAAAAATTTATAAAGATGAAAGTAAAAAGTTTTGTTACGGTCAGGTAACAACTTGGGTATGGGAAAGAAAAGGTACACAGCAATTTTGGTTAGAAATGCTACCTACATACAGAAACAAAAAAGAATTTGTAGAAACTTTGGCACACGAAATGATCCATTTATGGCAAATGAATATCAAAGGTGATACAGGTAACCACAATAAAATATTTTATTCATTTAGACCAAAGTTAAATAGACTTGGTTTAGATTTATAATCCAAGAGAAAGATATATTATGAGTAGAAAAGTGAAAGAGTTAGACCCATATATTAAGGCAAGAGTCGGTGAGGCATTGCTTAAATTAGAAGGTCTAATTAAACCATCAAATTTACCTGGTACGAGTAGATTATATTACACAGGTCAATGGGCAAAGGACATCTATGATAACTATACACTTAAACAGGCGGCAGTTATTTTTAAAAAAGTAGAAAAATTAAAATCTAATTTAACTTTTTATCAATCAAAACTAGAAACATTTAAAGACCACGAAGGACAAGAGTGGACAGGATATGATTATTATGCCAAAAAAAATTAATTGGGACAACATATTAAATAAGGCGTGGTTATACACGAAGATATTTTTTGTATCAGGTATTGTGTGTGCTTTAGTATTTGCTTGGGGTACATTTAATCCTAACAAATGGTCAAAAGCAAAAGTGAATGCTGAACTAGAACACTTTTACCTAGAAAAAATTAAAGATTTAGATTTAAGAGAACCTGAATTTACCTACAATGACGATATACAATTCGTTAGAGCAATGCACAAATGTATTGACTACATAAATTTCACAACACCTAAAGATAGGAGAGTGCCTTGGGAAATGATTATAGGTCAGGCGGCGTTAGAGTCTGGTTGGGGTAAAAGTAGATTTGCAGTTAAAGGTAATAACTTATTCGGTATTAGAACATTTACAGAAACCGTATCACATTTAAAACCAACAGGTGTAGAACAATGGTCAGGTTGGGGTGTAAGAGTATTTGCTAGTAAGTGTGATAGTGTAAAAGAATATATTAGATTATTAAACGAGCATCCTGCTTATAAAGAATTTAGAATCAAAAGACAATTGATGTTAGATAAGAATAAACCATTAGACTCAATTGTATTAATCAAAACACTAGACGCATTTTCAACTACAAAAGATTATGACAAGAGAGTCATAAGAATGATTAATAAAATCAAAAAATTAGAGAATAAATAATACAATGTTTTTAACATTAATAACATTTATATCAGCGATTGCTATATCTTTAATAGCGGCAGGATATTCTATACTAGGACTAGCAACTTTATTTGCTGGTGCTGCCGTACCTATTATTGCAATGGGTTCAGCATTAGAAGTAGGTAAGTTAGTTGCTGCCAGTTGGTTGTATCATAACTGGCGAGAAGGAATACCTAGGGCATTAAAAGCATATCTATTTACAGCAATTATTGTATTAGTATTCATTACATCAATGGGTATCTTTGGTTTCCTATCAAAGGCACACCTAGACCAAGTTAGACCAACAGGTAATAATGCAGTACAGATAGCATTAATAGATAAACAAATAAATCAACAAAATCTTATTATAGATAGAGCAGAAAATACACTTGATAGATTAGACAAGGCGTTAGATGTTTATATTGCAAAAGAATATGTCAGTAGAGGTCTAAAAGAACGAAAGAAACAAAAAGAAGAACGAGATTTTTTAAATACAGAAATTAAAAATGCAATGGACGAGATTGCTAAATTGACCAATGCAAAAAGTAATATTGAAATAGAACAATTAAAGATAGAGGCAGATGTAGGACCACTTAAATATGTTGCTGAATTGATATATGGAGAAAATGCAAAAGATCATTTTGACTCAGCAGTTAGAATTATAATATTAATATTGATATTTGTATTTGATCCATTAGCAGTATTATTATTAATTGCTGCTAACATATCATTAAGACAATGGAAAGAAAAGCGAAATGCGAAAAAGAATAAAATTGAAGAAGAAAAGAAACTTGCGAAGAAACAAAAAGACTGGCAGACGGAAGCTGCTAACGCAAAAATTAGAGCGAAAAACTACCGAGATAAGCAAAAAATTTATAAAGATTTTTTTAACAAGTTAGGTAAAAGAGAATTAACTAATAGAGATTACGAAGATTTTTTTAACAAAATGGGAACAGAAGAACTGAAGAATTTAGGTTTGGATCCTGATGAGATAAGACTTAAACTAGATCAGATAATGGAGTGGAATGCGAATACTGATACTAATAAGTAGTTTACTATTACTAAATGCGTGTGGTACTTTACCTGCCGTTGTAGGTACAACTGCTTCCTCATACGAATCATATAAGACAATTACCTATATTAAAGGTGGTGTTGATCTATCTCTCGCTGCTAACGATAAAAAAACAACAGACGACCAGTTTTTATCTAAAATTACAGGTTATGATTGCAAGATTCGTAGGGTTTTGAAGGACGGATTAGAGGCAATATGCCAAGAAGTTGAATACAAACAACATCCTGTGCTTGACAAAGGTGAAAAAAAGTGATATATTATAACTATGATTACAAATATTGATATTGATAGAATTATCTCTCCTGATTTACAGATGAGAAGAATTAAAAATGCTGAGAACAAGTGTAAGAATGCTGAAACGAATTGGAGTAAAGACTTTTGGTATAAGACTTTCAAAGCATTGTGTGAGAAGTATGATAAGATGAATTATTTTAGAAAAGCAATACATTAATGAATATATTTTACGTAGATAAAAATCCAGAAACTGCTGCTAAGATGATGTGTGATAAACACATTATCAAAATGATATTAGAGTCTGCTCAAATGCTATGTACAGCAAAACGTGTACTTGACGGCATTGAATATACAGACTTCACAAAGAATGGTCGTAAGATAAGAAGATGGCGACTAGAGAACTCTAACGAAGAAGCAATCATATACAAGGCAGGTTGGTTAGGTCACCCTAGTACACAATGGGTTTTAAAATCTGCTTACAATTACATATGGTTGTACAAACATTTTCTTGCTTTGAATGAAGAATACAAATTAAGATGGCAAAAAGATAAAGACCACGTATCAATAACTAAACTTGCTGAATTACTAAAAACACCACCAGTAAATGCTAGAGTTGATGTGATAGGTACAGACGCTACACCAGCAATGCCAGATCATTGTAAGATACCAGGTGACGTTGTAGGGTCTTATAGAAAATACTATATACTAGAGAAGATACGATTTGCTAAATGGGAAAAACCAGGTGCAGTTATGCCTGACTGGTACAAAGAAGGGATACATAATGGCACAAATGGATGATATGGAACAATTGAGTTACGAAGAAAGTAAAAGACAAACTAAAGAGAGAAAAGACAAAGGTAAAAATATGATTAGACCATTTACCTTTGATGAAGAAAAAATATTAAGGGACGGTCTATATCATAATAATGTTGAGGATTAATAATGGCGATTAAACAAAAAATAAAATTTAAAAGAGAAAAAATTTACGAAAGAAATCCTGATACAGGAGTTATTCGTTGGAGATACACAGATGAGTCACCCGACAAATTTGGATGGCCGAATTACGGTAGAATATTAAAGGAGAAAAAAAATGCGAAGTGAAATGATAGAAGCACTAAAGAAACACGCTGAAGGTCATATAGCAAAACATAAAGCAAATGTAGAAGTGTTATTACAGAAAACTGCTGGTATAGCAGAGCATCCTGATACACTAGAAACAATTGAAAAAGAATTAGGTATAATTGCTGAGTATGATGACCAATTAGAAATGTTAAATAAATACTTTTCTTAATGCCAATATATACCTTCTATAATAAGAAAACCAAGAAAGAATATGACGATATGATGTCAATATCTGATATGGAAGAGTATTTACAAAAGAATAAACATATTACACAAGTTTTACAACCAATAAATATCGTTGCAGGCATAGGGAGTACAAATATTAAAAATGACCAAGGTTGGAAAGATAATATGTCAAGGATTGCTGAGGCACATCCTACAAGTCCACTTGCTGAGAGATACGGCAAGAAAACAATCAAACAAATTAAAACTCAACAAGCAATAGCAAAAAATAAAAAAAGAATAGCAAGTAGAAGGAAAAAGTAATGGCAAAAGATATACCAGATTATATGCGAGAGTTTGATACTTCAGATGATTGGGGTTTCACACCAGTTACTTCTAAACCTGAATCAAGCAAACCTAGTATTGATCCTAAAGTAGTTGAAGGAACTAATATAGAATTATCTAAAGTTAAATCAGATGTTGGTGATATAAAATCAATGATGAATGAGATAATGCAGATAGTAGCAGAAAAAGATACCATTACAAAAGAAATATCAGACGAAGATACATTAAAAAGATTTAAAGATATTGAGAAAATTGTATTACCTTTTTTATACAATTTATCTAAATCAGACGAACCATACATACATTGGCCGAATAGAGGACCAATTATTAAGGCACAAATAGAGAAAATACTTAAACTAACAAGGGGGTAATTTATGTCTGCTAAGCAGAAGCATAAAGAACTGAAAAAGGAAGTAAACAAGTATGAAACAAAAAGACAAAATGATAGAACAACACAAAGTTGGTACGATTTGAGAACTCTAAAGAAACTTAAATTAAAAGCAAAGGATAAAATAAATGCAGTTAAGCAACAACTTCTCGCTTAAAGAAATGACTGCCTCTCAAACGGCAGACAGACACGGTATTAGCAATAATCCGAGTGAGGATCATATGGATAATTTAAAAAAACTATGTGAGAATATACTACAACCGATACGAGATCATTATGGTAAGGTAGTATCAGTATCAAGTGGGTACAGATCGCCAGAGTTATGCGTTAAGATAGGATCAAGTTTAAAATCACAACACGCAAAGGGCCAGGCGGCGGACTTTGAAATATTTGGTTTAGCAAATGCTGAACTAGCAAAATATATCATAGACAAATTAAATTTTGACCAATTGATATTGGAATTTCACAATCCAGAGGAACCTAATAGTGGGTGGATTCATTGTTCGTATAAGAATGATGAAGACAATAGAAAACAAGTATTAAGAGCATACCGAAATGATGATGGTAAGACGGTGTATGAACCGTATGACCCTAGTTGAGCGGTAGAAACTCTTAATAATGAACAGGTAAAGGATCGCAATAAACTTGTGGATCATTATATGCTCCATAGGTCTATTTGACGCTTGACTTTTTGCCAATATAATGTTATATTAGTATATTATGAGTAAATTTAAATTTGAAGAAATAAACAAAGACCTTTTACCTAAAACTAAAGGTAGAAGAATAGACGGACACAGGTTTTACGAAGTTGATGGCAAGAACTATCCTTCCGTAACTACCGTTTTAAATATCAGAAAAAAAGATGGTCTAATAGAGTGGCGTAAGAACGTAGGTGAAGGCGCTGCTAATTGGGAAATGGCACGAGCAGCCAGACGAGGTAAGGCAACTCACACATTAATAGAACAATATCTAAAAGGTGAAACTCCTAGTGAGAGAAGTGTATTACCAATAGGACTTTTTAAATTATTAAAACCATACGTAGATCAGATAAACAATATTCATTTGTTAGAGGCAATTATGTACTCACACAAATTGACCATTGCAGGTCAAGTTGATTGTGTTGCTGAATACAATGGTAAACTTTCAGTTATAGATTTCAAAACAGCAAACAAAGAACGACAAGAGTCTTGGATAGATAATTACTTTTTACAATGTACTGCCTATGCTATTATGTATGAGGAGATATTCGGTAAACCCATAGAACAAATTGTTATATTACTTGCAGGAGAAGATGGTTCTGTTGCTTGCTACAAGAAGAATAGAAAAGATTACGAAGAGTCGCTGGGTAAAGCGATCCAAGACTTTTATAAATATTACGAAGAACTTAACAAAGGTAAAGTCAAAAGTACGACATAGATTAATAATGTGAATTAAATTTATACTTGCGACCTAACGGTAAAGGAAGTATGAAAATATTAACACTAATTTTAACATTATTATTTACAAGTATTGCTTATGCAGAAACGCAGAAACAATACAACTTTTGGTGGGAACAATTGCCAGCAATATGTTCCACGAATGATGAAATTAATAGGTGGGCAACAGACAATAAGTTTGTGCCTCTTAATGTAAGTTATGGTAGAGCAGGTGGAAAACCAGATGGAGAAATTGTTTATATGATAGTTTATTGGATGAACGATACAACTCAATCATTTGCTTCAGTACAAACACCTGACAATCCTAATAACACTTGCATTTTGTTTAGGACCTTTGATGTGGTTTTGAATAAGACCTTACAGAATTAAAGAATTTAATGTTGAAGATAAGACAATAACTAGTGAGGACGTGGGTGCAATACCCACCACCTCCACCAATTTAAAACACATTGATGTGTGCTTTGAGGGGGTGAGTTAGATTCGACTGCTACTAAAACTTATTGGAGTTAAATCGCTGACACCGTAATGTCAAATTATAAATGCTAACGAAAGTTACGCTTTAGCAGCATAATAACTGCTTGGGGTTTGCCTGAACCTCGCAACAGAATCAGGCACTTAATAATGAGGAATATATAATGAACCAATGTAAATTAATAAATCACACTTTCAAATTTAGAGAAGGCGACACCGATGAAAAAGGTGGTTGTACTTTTATTGGTGGTACTTGGAAAGATATAACAACAGATGATCTATTTAAAGATAGAAAAGTTGTGTTGTTTAGTTTACCAGGTGCATTTACACCTACCTGTTCAGGACAACAATTACCTATGTATGATGAGTTATATTCAAAATTTAAAGAACAAGGTTATGATGATGTATATTGTATATCAGTAAATGACGCATTTGTAATGAATGCCTGGGCAAGAGATTTAGATATTAAGAATGTAAAAATGATACCAGATGGTTGTGGTACGTTTACTAGATCAATGGGTATGTTAGTAAATAAACCTGCTCAAGGTTTCGGTATGAGATCGTGGAGATATGCTGCTGTAGTTAAAAATGGCATAGTAGAAAAATGGTTTGAAGAACCAGGTATTAATAATTATAGTGATGATGATGACCCTTATACGGTATCATCACCAGAAAAAGTATTAGAGAATATCTAACCGTGTGTTAGGTAGGCGCCGAAGTGTGGTGAAAGCTAGCGTGAGTAACCACACGATACCCTTGACTTGCTTAAAGAAATATGTTATAGTGTAGATATGAATAGTAAAGAATTTAGTTTAAAAATAGAGGCAATGGTCAAAGAGAATAAAATGCCATATATGGACGCCATAATAGACTATTGTAAGACACACGACATTGATGTAGGCACAATCAACTCAATGGTTAACAAATCATTGAAAGAGAAAATCAAACACGAAGCAATCAATCTTAAAATGTTAAAAGAGAAAAAAGGTGGTACATTACCTGTATGACCAGAAAAGATAAATTACTTGAAGAAGTTATTATAAAATTAAATATACAATATCCTAAATTTCTAAAGGCAATACCAAAAATGAATAACAAAAAAGTTATGAAACATCCTTTAATGAAAGCGTTAGAAGAATTAAAATGTCTAATGAGTTAAAAGCAATGGACGAGTTTATGGACAAACTCACACAAAATGCTGAAAAAGCAAATCCATTAGAAGGTATGAATGGTGTTGAGGTATTATATCATTTATTATTTGTAGAAAAGTCAACAGGTTTATGGGGTCTTATAATATTAGGTGTTGTTATTGCTTTGCTTAGTTTATGGTATGATAAGTATAATGAAACAGACGTTGAGATACCGCCTAATAAGGATTGGTTCTAATGTATGGAGGGTTTGATGTTTTTAGAGTCTATATGGCAGTTAAATTACATTTTACTACCAACTATAATTATTTTGACTATGATGGTAAGGTAAATATAAAACTAGATACATTTACAAAAAGAAATGACAGATACTTTTTTCACAAACTTAGCACAAAATATAAACAAGATGAAATACTTGATTTCTTTGTTGCAAATTTTATTGACAAAGACAAGAACTGGATTGGTAACTTATTAGAAAATGATGGACGAGAGATATACCTCAATTATAAAAAAGTTAAAGACAATTTTAAATTTCATTTTAGAAACGACTTTGTTAATATTCTTAATGACTTTAGCAGTAAGCGTATTTCTTTTGATGATGGTTTCATTTGCAATAGCGGACAACATCCACGACTTTTACGTTTACTTATCCAGAGGAGAACGTCTTTCCAAACCTTCGTTGTGCTTGACCAAGTCTTATCGTTTATCAAAAATTGGAATAAACAAATTAAAGAAAGGGTTGTCTGGCCTAAAATCGCACATAAGGTTACCAAGTTGAAACCTTTTATAAACTATAATTTGACAGAATGTAAATTAATAATGAAAGAGGTAATTAAAAATGTTTGATAAATTAGCAGGTGGGGGAGATAAATCAAAACCTAAAGTAGAATTTATTGCCACAATACCAGGCATTGATAAAACAATGCCAATAGTAAAAGCGTCTTCATTAAAACCTAGTTGGGTGAAAAAGGCAGCAAGAGATTTCAAAGAAGGTGGTTCAATAACAAAACAATATAGACACGGTCAGGAAATGTATGATGTACCTGAACATCAAAAATTTAAACAAGAAGAAAATAGACATACATCAAAATGTCCAGCACTACAAATGTGGCATAACACAGGTTGGATAATGAGATTACACCAAGACGTTAAGATAGAAGTTAAAGGTGAAAATTTTAGATTTATAAATCCATCCCAATCAATGAATAATATGCCTTTAATTACATCACACCAAGAACAATCAATGGCACCTTTCTTTGAGAATTGGCCAAAAGATACATTAAAACGATTAATGAAATTTAATTTACCTTGGGTGGCAAGAATACCTAAAGGTTATAAACTATTACAACTTCATCCTTTTTACCAAGATGATTTTAGATTTACAACTTGTTCTGGTGTACTTGAACCAAGATTAGGTCACGCTACCATAGGTACCGTACCAATGTTTTGGCATAGTACAGAAGGAGAAACAATAATCAAGGCAGGTACACCGATTGCACAATTCATATTAATACCTGGAGATGAATCTGATTATGTAAATATAGATAAAAATGATGATCCAAATTTTGAAAAAGAAAGTAATATGACAAGACAATTATTAACAGAAGGTTTTAACAGAAATTATAATAAGATGAGAGAGTTTTGGAAGAAATATGGCTGGTAGAGTATTTGTTATAGGTAATGGTGAGAGTAGAAAAGATTTTAATTTAGAATCATTAAGACCACACGGTAAAATATATGGGTGTAATGCCTTGTATAGAGATTTTAAACCAGATGTTATCACAGCAGTTGATATGGGTATTATGCACGAGATATATAATTCTGGTTATGCACAAGATAACAAGTGTGTGTTTAGAGATTGGAGTACAATGCCTGGAGAAATGTACGAACAATTATTATATGCAGGACAAAACTATTCAGACCAAGATTATGAACTAATTAAAAAAGAAAATGTAATTTCTTCTAATGAACGAGGTGATTGTAAAGAGTTTGTAATGCACGGTTCTAATTTAGCAGGTGTAGTAGAGATATTAAAAAAGAATAAGACAAGAGAAAAGAAAGAAGTCAATCATACATCTATCAATGTTAGTTGGATTACAGAAGGCGATAAAGTTAGATCAGTACACGACTATATGATTAGCAATGAGGGTAAGACAAGAGATAGAGGTTGGGCAGCAGGTCCTACTTCAGGTTATTTTGCAATACAAGATAATAATCCAGAAGAAGTATTTTTATTAGGACACGATTTAGAGAGTTTTAATGACAATCTAAACAACCTATACAAAGACACTAAACATTATGGTTTAAGTGAGGCACACAAGACACCTAGTATCAATTGGACTAGACAATGGTTACAATTATTTGGAGAGCACCCAAACATCACTTTCTACAAGGTAAATCCACACGGAGGCGATGGTTCTGACCCAATTAGTACAATACCAGACGATTGGAAAAGAGAGAAAAATATCCAATATATTGACTATATGGCGCTTGACAATATGCTCAAATAGTGTTATAGTGGTACTATGTTAGACGGAATAATATATACAATATTAAATTGGGTTGACACCACATCAAAGAGAATTAGAGAATATATGATTAACAAATCATTACCTAGTCCTTGTAAATCTGCTAGTGAATGGCGAAAAGATTATGATAAGTGGAAGAAAAACCAGTATAAATAATATTGCGTCCGATTAAACAGGACACACAAATACAACGAATACAATTAATAAGGAGAATACGAATATGGATTTTGAAACTTTAAAATCATCATCAAGTAATTTTGACAAACTGACAAAGGCACTTGAAACAAACCTCAAACCTGAGGATCAATCAAACAAGAACAAATACCAAGACGACAGATTCTGGAAACCAGAGTTAGACAAAACTGGTAACGGTTATGCTGTTATTAGATTTTTACCTGCTGTTGAAGGCGAAGACTT